CCTGAGGCGATGATTCTGTCGATGACAGAGCCAGCATTTTCTGACGTCAGTTCAACACTATTGCCCCTACCAACCCTACCGTATTCAGTGATATCTGGGTCAGTAGAGCCCACCTCTCTGATGACAGCTTGCACCTCAGGATCTTCCAAAGCAATGTCTACAGAGTTTTCGTTCTGAGCATATTTGCTTTCGATTTCAAACTTCTTCTTGAAGCTTTCTTTAATCTGATTCTGAAGAAGGTTTATTTGCGCCTCGTAAGTAGAGACCGCAGCTTTGTTATTAGCTGCTTTGGCTTGTGCAAGTAGACCTCTAAGCTTTTGAGCTTCTTTACGAGCCCCTGTAATGTCTTGATTGTGTCCGAAAATAGCTTCCGCATCTTCGTCGGAAACATTTGCAAGGAACGATAAGTCTCTTGCAGCCACTCTATGCTGTTCTTCTTGAACATCAAGCATCTTTCTTTTAACCTCATCTCTTTCTTCTTTTGTTGTTGCGTTTTTGAACTGCTCACTGAGCTCTTCATATCTGTTTTGCAGACGTATCTGATCTTTCAAGCGGAACTTGCTGGCCACATACGACGGCGCTCGAACGATGCTAGTTTGTACGCCTCCTGCTGCGACACCCACCACGAAAGAGTCGGCTACCTGAGCCCACGATACAGACAACTGTGCCTTCTGTATCTCCTTTGCAGCGATGCTTTTTTCAAGACGGTCTTGCACTTCAGAGGCAATGCCTGGCGTCTCAATCTTTTTCTGAATGTCCTCGATCTCACGATCCAGTGCCAGCCTTTCCGCATAGTTCCGCAATCCCTGATCGGCAACAGAGACCAAGCCCTCCTCAATACCTTCCTCTAAGAACTTAAACGCTCTGTTCGTTGTGACTTTGTCAAAGACATTTTTTGCCTGCAACAAGACACCCTTTTCGGCGGGGACAGTACCCCACAAAAGAGCCTTACCGCCACGCCCTGCCAGTGGCTTGAGACCCACGGCTTTACGGATGGCGTCAGCGGAACCTAATTCCGCCTTCATAAACAGCTTTTCTGACAGGTACTCTACGCCACCAGCCAACGTACCAAAGGCCAACTTTTCACCCGCAGTAAGATTTGAATTTTGGTTCAAATCTTCTATCGTAGAGCCTGCGCTACCTAGTGCAAAGCTGATGAGTGTGAGTTCAGTGGCACCTGTCGCCAACCCTGCGATCTGTAGACCAATCTGTGGGAGCGCCTCGGCCACCATGCTTGTAAACATGACGCCCCGTGCATACTCGTCCCCAAAGTTTTGTCCGAAAACACCTCTTTGAATTTGCTCCAGCGTCAATCCCTTTTTAAGATTGTTGGCCTGTGACATGCCCGCTGAGAGCTCCCCGAAGGTAGGAGCTTGATCAGACTCTACACCTAAGATTCCTGCGTAAAACTCTTGAAAGGAAGGGACAGCAGTATCGCCAAAAATATTAAGCGCACTATCCTCTGGGGTGGCTTCTAATACCGCATCGACAAAATTAAGCGTGCCCGAAAACACCATACCAGCCGTCTTGAAAAGGTTAGGTGCGATAAGATCCTCTTCCAACTGACGGCCTAAAAACTCTCCTGACGTTCTGTACGCTTGCAGAGCCATGTCGCTTTCCATAGCAACCTGATCCAAGGCTACTTGACCAATAAGCTCAGAAATGTTGTAAGCTCTACGCTCCAAGCCCAACACCTCATTCGCTTCGTTGTAGGTGTTGATGATGTCCGTGCGTCTGCTTGCCAAATCTGCTTGCACTTCTTGGCGCTCCTCCTCTGTCACTGCGGTGTTGAAGCGATCGACGAAAGCATCAAGCTCTGTAATGGCTGCTTTCTTTCCGTCCTCTGCTTGCACGACCTCATTGCGTGCGTTCCAATACCCTGCAATCTGCTTGTACTTGTCCTCTGAAAACTCAATGTTTCGACGTTCGTAGTAGTCTGATGCCTTCTCAAACGTATTGATTTTTTCAGGCATGTTGGGCTGAATGGCAGTCAGCTCTTCGTCAGTTTGAGGGACGTAAGCAGAGTTGACGTTGCCCAGTTGACCCTCATAGAAGGGCACGCTCATACCCTCCTCATCTTCGACCTCGGGCAAGGCTTGAACCTGCTCGTTGGTGTACTTGCCGATACCAAACTCATTGTTGATGATCGACGTCTTGAGGTTCTCTTTTGACGTAGAAAGCTCAGCACGATCTACGATCAAGCCAGCACTCAACATGACATCGTTGATATCCTCTGTAGTCACTGATGTGCCTGTAAACAGAGGAGTGTCTTTGAGGGTGTCAAATATTTCTTTTGAAAAACCCTCCCTCTCCTGTGCGCTTAGGGCGTCGCCCAATACGCCTCTACCCTGCAACCACTTCTGCGTCTCTTTGAAGACAAAGTATTCTCTTTGGTTGGCCTGATACTCAGATGGCGCTGAGCCCTCAGTACCGTATGCCTCAATAACTGACTGAGTGTCAGTCTCATACAGCTCTTGTATGTCTTCTGGCGTGAACTCTCTGCCACGTCCTGTCTCTTCAGCGGACATGGTAGCCATCGCCTCGTAAGGATCTTTCGCCTCACCAAACAGCGATGAGAGATATCCAGACTTGTTTTCTTCAGCTTGCTTTCTGGCGCTTTCTAAGTCTTGCACGGGCTCGAAGCTTGAATCGCCTGTAAGCGATTCTAAGCCTGCAACATAGTCGGAAGAGAACGCCGACTCTTTTTTTTTTGGATTGATGCCTGACAAATAGATCAGGTCTCTTTGGTCACCCTTGAACCCAGCACTGTTCATCACGGTCATGATTCTGTTGAAATCATCCGTCTGACCCATCTGACGAATCAAGTCTTCTTTGGTGCCGAGATATCCTTGCTCTTGAAGGACGGTGTAGATCTGATCAATCCGATCTACGTTGTATGATCCGTTTGACATTCTTAGAGAATTGTTTTGTGCATCATTGTGTCAACCTACCGACATATCGACCTCTCAACTGACTTGCAGAAAGATCTCTTTCGTACAGTTTATCACTAACATTACCGCCCTGCACTTGATAGACTGTTTCTGTTTTAGGCTTTCCATCTCTACCCATTACTGGATTGCCTTTTCTATCTTTTACTTCTACCGTCTTCACTCCAATAATGATGTCAGAGTGAGATCCATACCCCTTTTCCTTTCCATACTTACCCCTTCCTTTAGCATCTCTTTCAAACTCCCTGTAAGTCTGCGGGCCAAGCGGATTTCCGTTCTCGTCTTTTCTTCCTTTGAACAGTATATCGCCCGCTTGGTACTTCGTCTTTCTAACCAACTCTTCGGCCTTGTAGTTTCCTTCACCTTTGAAGCCTCGTCTGATGTAATCTGAGTGCCGTGCGCTACCCTCAAATGTAGGGTCAAAAGCTTTTGCAAGCTTGCTTACAGTCGCTGCGCTCCAAGCATGTTCGGTTGCGTCTGCCCCTTCTCTTGGATCGAATCCAACATCAGCAAATAGTTCTTCTTCAATATATTTTTTCGCAATAGGATTGCTCTCGTCTCTGTACACACCTAGCTCAGCGTCATACAAAACATTCTTGAGTTCACCAGCAGCAACACCCAATCTATCTTCCGCTGAAATCTCTTGCCCAAGCTGATCAACCTCCTCTTTTGCAATTTCCGGTTTCTTGAAACGCCTCAGGCGAGCCCTGTTTGATTCTACTTCACGAGCAAGCTCCTCTTTAGACATGGAGGCGTAATCCCCTCTTTTGCCTTCCGCAGACGGTACCGCTGTATCGGCAGGTAATTCAGCCCCAGCCGCTGTTGGGTCAGGGGTTGCTGTAGGTGTTTCTGTAGGTGTTCCTGTAGGTGTTCCTGTTGGGTCAACGGAGGCAACCACTCGACCTTCTGGAGTAATCTCCAAAGGTTCTGTTGTTGGGAGTCCTGTTTCTTCAGCCGTTGGCACTGCAAGACCCTCTGCGCCCTCCTCAGTTTCTTCAGCTCCAACGCCCTGATTCAAGCCGCCCAACGCTGTCTGTGCTGCTGTAGGTGTAGGCGTAGGGGCTGGCGTGGTGCCTGTCCCTGTTGAGGTTACTCCAACTTGTCCCTTACCTAATTCAATCAGCTCACTATAGCTTGGGTTTTGCTTGTTCTTTGGCGCCATCCTGCTGAGCTGTCCTTCCAACTCTGTAAACAACTCAAGGTTGTTTTCTCGTGTGATTGTCTCGGCTCCTGATAGAAGCAAATCGATCAGGCTTTGCTGCTGTGAAGAACGATCAGCCTCTGGAGTTGCAAGCAGCTTATCCAACAGGTCTCTGTTTCTGCCAATCTTGTATCCAGCCACTTGACCTTCTGGGTTCATGTACACGTTCTCTACCTGCACGGCTGTGTTTCCAACGTCCACGGCATTTAGGCGTGCCGAAGTCGGGATGTCAAACACCTGCCCAAGCTCTGCAACCTCTACGGATTGAACAGTGTTGTTCTCCCCATAGTTTCTAGGAGCAAACGGAACGAATGCTGGCCCAAGCTCTGTTGCTGTTTCTGTCGTGGTGGCTTCAGGAACACTGAATCTAGACTTCGCCCTTTCGTATGCGTTCTTTGCGTGCAAGTTCTGTGCTTCACGGAACTTCATGAGGTTGTCCTCTGTCACAGTAAATGACCGACCCCCTGCGGTAGTCATCTCTTGTCCCACAAGTGTTTTCAATTCATCCTCCGAGACGTCATATTGAGCATTGCCATCGGCATCAAAGCCTGTAATCTTGGTGATAGATCGACCTTCTACATTGAGATCCTTGAGCGATGGAGAGTAGATCTGATCAACAGCGTCCAAGTCTTTTTCTACAACGCCTCGGTTTGGAATGTTCTTAGTCTTGTATGCCTCAAGAGCAACAGCGTTCCACATGGTGCCCTCTCTCTTGGCGTAGCCGTTGTATTTGTCAGCAAAGTCTGTGGCAAAAGCATTTTGATCCACAAGGACTCCAGAGCTAACCCCTGCTGTATTTCTGCCTTGATACGAGTCCACAAAAATTGTATCCGACACCTTGCTTGACAACTGAGTGTATGCACCTTCGACACTGCCCTGAACCACAGGCAGATTGTCAGGATTTGAAGCAGTAACTGCTGACTCAAAATAATCGACACTTTGGTCTCCCTGGACAACTCTAACCTTATCTCCCACCACTTCATAAGCAGGGGCTTGACCAAACTTTTGGTTGAAGAGATTTAGGTTGAAATCTCTCAACCCAGCCTCAGCCAAATCTTGATCTCCTCTGATAGAGAGGTTTTGCTCTAGAATAAATTTACTCCCAAAGACAGCGTCCTGAGCAATGCCGCTGTACTGCGACTTGGCCGCAGACACCCTTTGCGCATTGGCGTCAGAAGGGTTTTGTTTGAAGTCAAGCTCTGTCTGCTGCCAGACATCAAGAGCTTTTTGAACGCCCTCCTTGTAGTAAGGGTTGATGTTCCCAGGGGCCGTAGTCACCCCAGCCGTCCCGATGCCAAGCGTCTTCTCTTTGTCCAACTGTTTCTGCGCACGCTCCTGCACCACCCCAAGGATGGGATTCATGAAACGACCTGCCGCCTCCCTTCCGATCGCACCATAGTCTGGCAGAGGTGCAAGGAATCCTGTTTTGAACTGTGGACCGTTAGACATCTTTTTCGAATTTCGTAAGCAGTTTCAATACAAATTTGTGCAAAGGTGAGTCACCCTGCTTGGCCAACCTCATCATCTTTTTTGATTGTTCTGGATTGAAGACGTATTCACCGCCCGTCAGCTCGATGCCAACAGAGTCACCTTCTTTATCGACCAACGTCAATGGGTTGGTGTTGTGAGAAAACGATCCAGGCGTTTTCGCAACCTTGTATCCCTTCTTGGCAACCTTCCCTCCTTTATCCATTCCCATCCCAACACCAATGACACCGCCGACGATGCCTCCAACACCACCAGCGATGTTGGCGAAGTTTTGAATACGCTGTTGCTCGGCCTGGGCTACACGGGCCTCGGCCAACCGCTGAGCATCAAAGCCAAACTCCATGTCTCGTGTAGACCGAGCCTCTTGCCTTGCAATGGTTCTGTCTTGAGCCAAGCCTAGGTCTTTCAAAGCTGCTGTCTGCAATCGCTGCTGAGTCAACACCTCCTGTCGCTGCGCCGTCTGAGCCTGTTGAGTGGCTTGGGCTAAGGCCCCAAGCCCACGGGCCCCGAACTGTGAAACGGCCTGCGTGGTGGTGGCCAAAGATCTGTTGATGTCCTCCAGCCTCTGTTGCATAAGGCGTTGATCGTAAGCCTGTTGCACCTGCTGATAGAAAGCACTGGGAGTAGCTAGGGAAGGCTGTGCCGCTTGTAGATCCGCAAGGTTTTGTTGTGCGGCATCTAGTCCTTTTTGAGTCCGTCTCTCAAGACTTCTCTGATCGAGCGCACCCATGATGCCTCCCGCCAACTGGCCTACTCCGCCAATGGCTGACCCTAAGGCCTGTGCTTGTCCTGCTGAAAATGTATTCGACATCTTTATTTATCGTTGTGTAGTGGTGAGGAGGAGTATGAGAGGTTTACGGCATAGAGCTCTACAGCAGTTGTGTCTGTATTGGTCAAGTCAACTTGGCTGTAGTAGTCACGGATCTTATCTCCATTGATGTCGTCATCAGACACGGCCATCACCGTATCGCCTGCTGTTAGCCCCCCAACAGCGCCACTGGCTGTAATTTCTTTGCGACCTGAAACAGACGAAACAGTTACGCTGAGGGTTGATTCTGATGACGATGCCAACTTAAATAAAGTGTCTCCGATTCCGAAAGGCAAGTTACTCACTTTTGTAGTAAACGTAATCTTGCTGCCATCGACACTTGCGACCTGCCCAAGCACCACCTTGTGTGACGAGTTGGAGGTGCTGCTGGACGTAGCGTCTTTTGCAATCACCCTGTAGAACATGCCCTCCCTTTCATCAAACTCAGAGGCTTGCATAGAGCTGGCCCCCGTGGTCTGCGTGGAGTTGGACACGACGGCTTTCCAAGCTTTGTTGCCCTCAAGACTCATGGCGTTGTACACCTTGATGTCGCTGGGGTTCTTGCGTGAAATCACAGACACCTGTGAATTGGCCTGACTGCCGTAGAAATTGTTGCGTGTGGCGTTGGAGTTGTGCTTGTAGATGACTCCGTCCTTGAATGAAAAGAACTTGTCGTGCAACCTTGCATACATCTCAGGGATGAAAGAGTAGAACGTAAGCCACACACCCTTTGTCGTCGAGTACGCAGACGTCTCAGCAGCAGTGGCGGAGTTGGTGCCCGATTTTGTCATCGTTACACTACCCTTGTCGGTTTGCCGTGTAAAGCTAGTAGGCAAAGTAAGGGAGCTGTCACGGGCAGAGATAGAGCCTGTAGCTACATGAGACCCGCTTGACGTGACTGCCTTGACTGTGATGCTGTCTGTCGAGTTGCGCAAAGAGCTGTCGAGGTATACGCTGCCGATGTCACCCAGCTTGTCCACATAGATGACTCCCTGACCCGACACCTCCCAGTTCAAGTTAAGCACATCCCATTGTGTCTCACCAAGATCCCATGTATCTCGGCCTCCGTTTTCAAAAAGGACGTGAGCCTGTGCATCGACGTTTGTCCTGGTAGCAGAAGCAGGTTTTTTGACAGGGCTAAGAATCAAGCCTTCGCTGTCAGGGAACGTCAACGAATTTCGATCGATTTGTGGGCTTGTAATAATCAGCTCTGCATTGTCAGGATCGTAGCCGCACGGGATGAAGGGCTTCTGATCGAGCACGTTGATGTTAGAGAACAGAGTCTGAAAGTGAGATGTCATGCTCTTGGAGCTTAACAGGTCAATGCCTTCAGACGACAGTTGCACCACAGCCGCACGAGCGACATCGACGAAGTATACCCTCCCGAAGCTTTCTACCACACTCTCAGGCTGCAAGCCTGGGCCCAGATTGCCAGCGTAGTATGTTGGAGTGCCCAACACATTTGTGGATGTCACAAGCTGCCCTCCCGCAGCACTCTCAATCAACACCCGTGAAACGGGTGTCTTTGAGATTTTGTTTTCCTGCATGACCATCAACGCTTCATTGCGGTCCAGCAAGAAACATACATCGCCGTGTTGCGTGTTGTAATCCTTGAAGGGAAACAGTGATGGGTTGAATGAAGACAATGCCAGCACAGCCGAGTCTAAAGCGAACGGATCACTGTATGTAACTGACGATGATCTGACTTGCTCTATCTGGTCTGGCGTTTCGATATGAGGTCGCCCAATATCTACAGCCTTGGATTCAAAGAAGTCACTGACTGACTCGTCCTCAATAATGAAGTTCTTATACGTCTGGTCTCCTGGCTTGGTTTCGTCAGGTTGGCCTGTGCTGCTGTTTGTGGGATTCGTCAAAATCTCACGCAACTTCAAATGCACATCACCAGTATCCAAGGTGATGCATCCTGGGAAAACACTGTCAGGGGCTCCCGCTGTCGCTGCCACAGTGCAAGAAAAGTTACTGCCAGGAGTGGCGAGGTCAGGGAATGGGAACCCTTCGCTAATTGTGTACAGGAAAGTCCCGCCGCTTTGCGGTTGAATACCTGTGACAAAAACGTCGGTGGCATCAGGAACCGAAGCTGCTGGAGTTAGCCTATCTCCCACAAAAAGCCGAGTCGTGGAGGTAAATGAGGTGCTACTTACAACACGAATTGCGGCAGTAACTACCGTCGTGTTGCTTCTGTCCCCGCCATGTGTACGGCTTCCTCCCGCAACCACGATATCGAAGGTCTTGCCGACCTCGTGAAAAACCTGATTCTCCACCCGTAGCTTGGGTCGAAAGATTTCTACAACGCAATCGTTGGTGAAAAAATCTAACCCCGCAGCTACATCCAGCTTATTGAACCCAGGGATGTCCTGATCTCGTATGCCAAGGAAGAACCCTGTTCTGCGATATGTCGTGTCAGATGGTTGATCACTGTTCGCATACAATTTGATAGGGTTCTCCTCGTTGTCTATGTACCTCTTGTATGAGCTGATCTTGAACTCATGCATAGGTCGAACCGTATTGCCGTCTGAGTCCTTGTATCTGAGCACACGCAGAACATCACCCTCTTGGTATTCGTACTCTAAGTTGGCGCCCTTAGATTCATTGTACGAGTTGGTCTTGCCCTCTAAGGAACGCATAGACAGATAGATAAGGCCGTCAGGGTCACTGCCAGAACTCGTGCCCAAAGCATCGATGATCGGTCTGGTAACTCCACCTGAATCACTCAGAGGATCGGCATAAGTTTCTGTCCGTGGCAAGCCTGCCTCCAAAACAGAGATCTGCAAGATCTTTTCGTAGCTCGTGTTTTTAGAATACACAGGAGCGTACTTGGTTGCCCAATATGGTGGCTCGTGGGTAAACCTCAAATCAACCTCTGTCCTCCCTTCATTGCCGTTTCTATCTACGTCGCCAAAATGAACGACGTCAACAGAATCAATTTTTTGTACGCCTCCATGTCTATTTCTGTGGTCGAAATAGACAATGCCAAATTCATGGGTAGCGCCCGCCTTGAAAGATATCGACTGACCCTCAGACACATAGTCGATGTTTGAGATGACGTTGAATCCTTTGAAAACGTGATTGATCGCCTTTACTAGTGTACCATTTGATTGCTCATCTCTGAAGTCTTTAATTGTCCTGCCCGCAGAGTTGGTAAAGCTCGGACCACCAATACTTGATGGATCTAACTGGAGCTGATTGTAAATGACATTTCCAGAGATACCGCTAGTGCCAGACGCCACATCAAACTGCGCATCGACACCCGTGATATTCAAGTCGACTTTTTCTACACGCAATCTAAAGTCTACTGTTTGTGTTGATTCATTGTATACGCCGCCAAAGACCATAAATGTCACAGTACCATCAAGATCTAGCAAAAAATCTGATGGGGCGGGAGCGCCAAGGCCACTCACTGTTCCTGTGCTGAAGCGTGTTTTCTTGCTTCGAGTTCTCACAAAAACAGAGGTCTGTTGTCCATTAAGAATCTCAATGATCTTGTCTGCAAACTGCTCTTGAACAGTGAGGTTAGATTCTGCATCGATACCCTGTATGCTCGAGCTTGAATTGAAATTTAGAGGTTGCGATCCTCCTGCTTGATCAAACGTCAACGACCTCTGATCGATCTGTGGTGATTCCCCGCCAGCATTATATCCAATAGGTTTCAGCAAGAAACCTCTTATTTCAGTTGGTGGGAGATCCAAAAGTTGGTTGTCAACGGCCAAAGAATTTGGGGTGATGGCGTCTCCATTGGCTGCAACACCATCTGAAAATGTGATGGTGTGATCAAAAAGCATGTCTTCGCCACCAAACGACGCAATGCCAAGGGTAGAGTAATCTATCGTGAGGTCGATGTTCAAAACACCAGCCTCAACAGATGTAAAGTCACTTAATTCAGACACATCAACAGAAAACCCACTTTGCGCAATGTCACCGTTGGCGTTGAAAGACACCAGCCTGGGGTTTTCGTCACTGGCATCAACGAGGTTTTGCCCTATCGGAGCTTCGCCCAGAGCATGACGGAACTTCTCATTGTTAGTAACAAAACTTCCTGTTCCTGGGAAAAACCTCAGTCCTGGATACGTGTTGATATCTAGTGTAGTAGACGTCTGTAAGCCCCTGTCCGATCCTGGCAGATTGAAGTTGTCTGGCTCAGGGTGGTAGATAGGGGTGGCCCCTACCTTCACCCGATCTAAGTTATCAAACCCTTCTAGGTAGTTGCCATAGAAAAGCCTGTTGTTGCTGATGGCCTGCGCAAAAGCATTGCGAGGGACAGCATCAAACATCTTGAAAGCCTCCTGATCTGGCAACACCGTGTACACCCCGTCGTTCGCAAACGCCAATCCGTTTTCAGTGCTGGGTCTGTGCGGGATCTCAGCGATACGATAGAAAGCCTGGTCGTTGTTTCTGCGCACAAAGACTCTTAGCTTTTCTACAGGGCCATCGCTGCCCTGCATCTCCAAGAGCAGTTTGTTGTTTCTGTCACGCAAGAAGTTTTGCGCTGGCGCATTGAAGGCTCTGTTTGTGGTGCTGACAGCGAGCTCAGAGTATGGCGACAGGGCGCTAAGCTCACCGTCGTCATAGACATACTGATAGGCAAACTGAAAGCAGTTGTTTTGCAGGTTGTTGAACTTGATGTCAGGATCGTCAACAAAACTAAATGTGATGGGTGTCTGTGGCGGTTGCTTGCACACGGACACAAACAGTTCTTTTTGAGCATCGGTGCCCGAGGTAAGCAGAGGGCCGTAGCCACTGGTCAACGCCCTGGTAGCGTTGATCTTCCTGGGCTCGTTCCTGCTGTCTGTGAAATACAACAGGTGGTCACCAAACTGATTGATCACCACGTCAGCCTTGACGAACCTCTCAGGATGAAAATTCAAAAAAGAACCTTCTAAAACCTTGTGGTACTTGTCTGTGTTATGACGGTATTGGTAGATACCGTGAGTGCCATTGGCGTTGTACAAAAAGAAATAGATGCAATTACCTGCCTCCGATGACACAGCGCCTACGACTCTGTTATTGCCAGAGCCAGGGATGGTGTCCGAGGAGCTGGCCGAAGCAATCGCAGTATTACCCTCGACGTTTTTAAGCACGCCCTGGTTTCCATCATCGCCTGTAGAGACTCTGATGTTGAGGGCGTTCGACATCTCCACCTCCTTCAGAAGCCTTGGGTCTTCATCTTTGTTGAGGTACTGAGGGATAAGCTTGTCAATAGCCATCAGTATTTGGGTGCTTGCTTGAAGTTCTTACGGATGGTCTTCAACGCCTCCTCTTTGCTGAACGCTTTGAGTCGGGCGTTGGCCTTACGTCTCTCGTTGTAATACTCTTGACGTGCCCGCCCCTTCTCCATAGCTGGGACGCTGCTCTTACGCTCAATGATCTTGTAGTAGATGAAGCATCGCAAAGCCTCCTCTGCCTGCACATGGATGGTAGGATTCGAAGACCGTGCTTCGTCAGCGATGTATTCAATCACCACTTCCGACACGCCGCTGTTGACAGCAAGCTCAATCCTGTTTTGGTCGAGGTTGAGTCTGTACTCACCCTCGTAGAAGCCGCCACCCAAACCGTAGATCTGACCGATGTTGTTCTGGTAGATGTAGTTCGAGAAGACAATGAAGTCGTCAGCACCAAACACACCGCCTGTAGAGAATCCTGTCTTGGCATCTTCCCTGTCATTCACTCCGTCGCTGTCACTGTCAATGACATTGCCTGCGGTGTCGGTCTTGTACTTCTGTGAGTAGTTGATGTTCTTGTTTTCGCCGAAGACGTGAACCAAGCCGTCCTGTCCTACGATGCCGATCTTGATGAGGTCTACAAAATCGTCAGGCAACTCCACCGTGTTGTTGGCTCCCGCCGACAGCTTGACAGAGCGCACACGCTGCAACACATCGAAGCCCATCTCTCTAATGCCCCGCAAGGCGTAATTGTGGATCAGCGTATCCGACGCATTGTTGGCGTAATCATCACCTTCTAAGGTGAGGATGTAGTCGTTGACGACCTCTGCTACTGTAACTAAGTTTCTTGCCATCTATCTATCACTTTTGGGACTCAGCGTTGGAGTAGTTGTATACGTCAGCGTCACGCAGATTCACACCGACAAGCTTGCCCATCTCAAAGACCAACTCCGAGGTGTAGTGCTCAGGAAGTTCAAAGTCCACAGACTCCCCAGGCACATAAGACTCTTTGCCATTCAGGGTGTCAAATCCAAACTTAGGCAAAGAGACAGTGCGGGCATTGGACGTGGGGTCCAAGCCCTCAGGCTGCTTGTAGTAGCGCACCTTGATCTTAGAGACAGAGGTAGGGAACACCTCGAAATCATCGCTCATCAACACCACTGGCCGTGAAACAGTGGGAGCTGACAGAGTGCTCAAAAGAACTCTGTCTAGCTTCTCTTCGTCGTAGATCACGTCAGCCATGACGCTGTTGTTTACACCCAACAAAATATCTCCGCCTGTCTTGACGTTGATAAGACGGGCGAAGTCATCAGGTCTGGCAAAGACACCGCTGCTTTTTGTAATCGTTGTTGTCTTAGAAAAGACACCCAAGTCCTCTTTGATCTGCTTGATGCGAGACTTGTCTCGGGCAGGGTCGATGTTGCGACGCCGCATATTCTCTGCTGCGGTCAACTCGTCGAACAGCTTGTTGAAGATGTTCATCTGAGCGATGGGCGCAAAAGAGTTGAACTCTGTCGGTGTTACAAACCCACGTTCATCTTTATTTGCCAGATCGTTAAGTGCGTTGTATACCTCTCTTACGCTTGCCATATCGTAGTTATATCAATATAGCAAATATAAGAAAAAGGGCCCGAAGGCCCTTTTCACTTGAGACGTACCAAAACCTTAGGCGATTGCTTCGAGCTGCCTGTCAATCTCTGAGAGCACTGAGGCGCCCTTGTCCGTCATCACAAAACGTGTGAGCGTATCGACGGCGTCCTGACCGACAGGCACGGACAGGATCATCTTTCCTGTATCGGCCCATACGATGGCGCCACCCTTCTGCGTTACAATCTGGAAGTCCATAGCCTGCATCACTGTCGTTCTTGCATGCACCATAGGGTTGTCAAACATACCCATGAACTTCGTTGGATTCTTCTTGGCGTATTGCACCAAAGCTCTCTTGAGCTGCAAATCTTTTTGATTGGTGTTGATATTCAACGCCATAGCCACGGGTAAAAGCTCATCGATAGGACGTGCCTTGATCATGGAGATTGCATCGGTAATAAGGAAATCCTTTTCTACCTCCTTTTCAACATCGATTTCTTTGTTGGCCAGTTGAAACACGCCTCCTCCGTTAGCTTTATTTTCAGGGTGTTTTGTCAAAAACTCTAACAAGTTTGGCTGATCGTAACGAACTGTAAGAATCTTGTTTCGAAACACAACATGCTCTTTAACAGCGTTTTCAGATTGCTCATCAACGTAGATAGACTGCTCTCCTGGGCAATATCTAATTTGTCGAACTGCTCCAGTCTCTTCGTCAAAGATGTTGACGCCGTCGCTTTTAATCTTTAAGAAGATGCCGCCTCTACCATTGATTGTTTCAAAAAGCTTGGGCACTTTTTGAAAGTCAGGAAGATTTCTTTTGACAGTTCTCTTCTTAGCTACAGGCTTCTTTGCCGTGGGTGCCTCGGGAGCCTCTGTCTTCTTGCGTGTTACGGGACGGCCACGCTTAGCCGCTGGTTGATCCTGTGTCATATTGAATAATGTATTTAACTGAAACAAATATAAGGCAAAAGAAAAAGGCTCCCGAAGGAGCCCTTTTCACAGTTTTCTTTATTGTTTAGTCATTGTACTCCAAACCATCAGGGTTGGCACCGTAAAGTCTAATAAGAAACCTTCCTGCGGTGTAATCGCCTGCGGCGCCACCGCCATGATACAGATATAAGTATTCCGTATCAGTGATCCCAGCATTGTGAACTGGGTTGTTAGCCGCATCAGCGAGGTTGAGTTGAGTCCTGTCGCCGACTGACTGAACCGCTTCCGTAATCTTCTCATTGCCTGTGGCGTCTGCACCTTGGGTCACGGAAGCGGTGCTTGATGATGAGAGTCCAACGGTGGTGCTGGCGCCAAGCGGAGCCTCCAAACAGATAAGCTCAGCGGCGTATACAATACCATTAACTGCTTGTGTCACCTGGGTGATGTAAGCGGCACCTCCTCCTGTCACACCAATGGCATGGTCTGCTGTTGCCGAAGCAGTGCAAGTCTTTCCGCTTGTAGCTAGATCAACAAAAATTGTCGTGATGATCTCACCATTGTACATTCCAACATTGCTCGATCTCCCAGGGGCCCCTGCACCTGCGGCATTTGCACTAGTAATAGTAGACTGGACAGGCCCGTGAAGCTTAATGGTCCCGTGATCTGCAAAAGTTATAGAGACGTTGCTCAGCCTATGGTCAGCGTACTCTCCAGTAGAGTTATCTCCTATAACTAGAGTAGGCTCTCTGGAGTAGTTGATCTGATTTACGATACTCTCCATGATCTCCCTAGGATCAGAATCGGCGGTGCGAGACATGGTCACATCAAGGGTGTCAGTCTCCACTGACTCCTTGAAGATCATTTTCAATGTACTAGCATTCGTGACCTCCATTCCAGCGGAGGCTGATACAGGAACCGTGGTGGCGCTGGCTTCGGTAGGCCCACTAAGAGCAGCACCATCAGCGTTGAAGTATAAGAATTTTTTGTTTGGATCCATGATTTCTATTATAGAATGCTGAGGGAGGTTTCGCACGCCGTAATGTCTCGATGAAGAAACTCATTGTTTATCTCATCCGCAATAACAATAAAAGGTCTTTTGCTGGTTCTGATAGCATCAGTTATAGCATCCATAACCTTTTTGTTTTTGTTTTGAGTGGTGGTGATTTTCACGGTCACCTCGTTTCCAATTCCGTCTTTGACATCCTTGAACTCAAGAGTAATACCGTCGGCATCGGAGTCAGCCTTCATCGCTCTAAGCAAATCAGTAGGCATACAAGCAGCGTCACTTAGGCTGTTTGCAAAGTATAAATATTTAAACATCGTAGTTATTTCTTGTAGCTGAGGCTTGTCCTCACCTAACTGTTAATGTAAAAAAGAGAAAGTGGGGAGAGCCATTCTCTCCCCCTTTCCAAATTAGATTGCCTGTTAATTTGCGGCAGTAATAGTGTTAACACATGCGGTCACATCGGGATGGATAAACACGCTTTCGTTTTCATCACACACAATAATGAACGGATCTTTTGAATAAGACATAGCGTCCACGATAGCCTCAATAACCGCCTTGTGCTTATCCGAGGTGACAGTCAAGTCAACCTTGTCGAAGGTTGCTCCTGCATCATCTTTCATAGGTCGGAAGTAAAGACCCAACGATGTAGAGTCAATGCTACCAAATCCTGCAAAGCGGGAAACGGGATAGCACACGCCATCGTCAAGGGTGTCAAATGGTCCGCTTGCCGCCTCCATGAAGTATAAAAATCTTTCCATGATTTCTAGATTCTTTCAGTTAATGATTAGGAACCTTGGATCAGAACGTGCTGGTTAGCAGCTCTAGTCACGAGGCAACACTCAGAACGGTAGTGGAACTTAGCAACGTCTTGTGTGTCGTTGGTGAAACCAAGGACGCCACCGCCAGTTACCCAGTGCTCCATCTCACGAGAGTATCCTCCAGCAGCTTTGTAGTTCATCTCCAAAGAGGGAGCTCTCTCACCTGAGCGTGGATCCACCACGTTAGCCAAAGGAATCATGACACCAGCGCACAATCTGTTCGCCACGTCAGTGTTTCCGAGCAAGGTGGGATCGTTCAAGAGCTTGAAGCTGTTCTTGTGGAAAGTGTATCCACCACGAGAGTAAGACTTGAAACCGAGGTTCAAAGCCATGTCTCTGTCGTTGTTGAACGCTCCGTAGCTTGAAGCCACACCAGCAGTCACGTTACCGCCTGCACCTGCACCACCAATCATGTCGTCGAGCAACAAGTCTTGCTGGGTGTTAGAGTACACAGCGTATTCAGCAGGTGCACCGTTCTTGTCGAGCTCTCTGATCAAGAGATCGAGATCGGACAAACCAGCTTGACCAATCAAGGTGCTGCTCACGATACCTCTGTCTTCCAATGCTGAGAGGTAACCCTCAGTACCCTCGACATTTGCATCAAAGCCACCAGAGTTAACCTTAGGCAATCCAGCATCAGCGTCGCTGTTGGTAGCCTTTTGGCCCAAGAGCATGATCATTTCACGCTTGTCCATGAAGCGCTGACGGGTGTCCATCTCGCCCTTCACGTAGTAACGATAGTCACCACCGCCCACATCGATGTAGCCAATGTTGGTGGCCTGTGAACCAGACACCTCATACGACTCCTTGACGATGGCGTAAGGGTTGGTTCTCTTCACTACGTTAGACTCGATGAAGCGAGTGGGCTGGTCAGTGCCCTGGTTGAACATGTTACCAATGATCGGCATATCCAAAACATCAGCCACTGTGATGGTCACAGTAGCTGTACCGCCGACGATAGGCTTAGCGTGGAAGGTTGTAGATGAAGAGGTAATTGCTGCACCTGCTGCATTTGAACCCACAACGATCATACGATCCACACCGTTAACCAAAATGATATCACCTTCACGAACGATGAGCTGAACACTCGATCCGTCAGAAAACCCTGATGCATCAGCAGCAACCACAGTGCCGAAAGTGACACCACCAGTGATATCACCCAAAGCACCACTGGAGTCGGTGGTGGAGTTGTCGTCCTCCAAAGAGCTTACAACAGTAGCTCTTTGAACTTGGTGCAAGCGTGCTTCCTCGAAGAACTGCACGCTGTCAGCGGTGCCGTTGTTCTTGATAGCGCCTGTCATTTGCAAAAATCCAGAAATACCCTGAGCTCCGAAAGTTTTAGTGAGCTGGGCACGAACGTCTGGGGCGTTGACCTCCTTAATGAAGTCGTACAACGAAGTGTACTTCGTTGGGTCTGAAAGGGTGTAAAGGTTGTCGCTAATGCCCTTAGGAGCACTACCAAACGTACCTGTACTTTGTGAAATAGCCATTTTTGTTTAGATAAAAGAATTAGACATTAAACGTCATTCCTCCCCCACCTCCGAGTGCTTTCAAAAGCTGTTCCGACAACTGTGTATTCGAGTCTGACTGTGTTCCAACGTCTGGTCGTGAGGCGTCAACATTTGCTGCCGTCTGCACTACACCTCTCTTGCCATCGCTCAACCCTTGGTTGTAGATGGAAGAGATGATGCTGTCTGCGTTGTCGATCAACGCCCTGTGAGCGTTGAGCTTGAAAAAGTCCCACGAGCCATCCTCTCCAATGTAGTCGTCGAAATAGTTTTCGATGTTCGAGTTTCTGTTTACTAGCTGAGCCCTGTAGTCGTCATCCACCCCGAACTTGAACGTTTCGTCCGTGCCAGGGAGTTCGAACTCCAGATAACCAAACTCGTTGGTCGTTCTCTGCATCGTGTTTATCCACTCGTCGTCGATAGGGGAACCGACGTCGTCACGAGAGACATCAGGGGCCATATAAGAATCTCTTAAATCGCCAATCTGTCTCTTCGCCTTTTCCGCATCCATCTTGAGCTCTAGCTTAGACAAACGAATCTCGTCCTCAGTGTGTACATCCTCATCGAGTTTGTACTTCCTTCCAATCAAAAGATTGACCTCTTCTGATGAAAGGCTTGGGTGGTCGGCAGTCATCTGGAGTCTCATCACTGACATGTCATCCATTTCGGATGGGTCGAGCGATTGATATTTGTACCAGTCTTCTGGTGACCGCCCCGTTTCGAGAACGAACTTGTTGATCGCACTAACACGCTCATCAATTTCTACGGGTGTATATGATAGCGCCTCCGAGATGTCGTCGTAGCTGTCGAAGCTCCTCCCTAGCCTTTCGCTTAGGAAGGACAACACTTCAGCATCGACATCGATCTCTTCGGACGTCGTATCCTCATTTACGGGCTGCTGTACAGTCTCTGGCTCAGCTTGTGGCTGAGCTTCGACTGGTGCGGCCTCTACTTCTGGCTGAACCTCTTGTTGCGGTTCGGCCTGGGTATCGGGCGTGGGAGGGGTGTCGCTGATGGCGAACCCCGCCTGTCCCAATGCTTCTTCTACTTCTTTACTCATATCTGTAAATTTTTATTAGTATTCAAATGTTAAAATCAATCTGCAATCATCTGCGGCGGGAAAGGAAGGAGATGTGGAAATGCCATCAATCGTGCCCACCATAAAGACGGTGTGTCCAGGGTTGATGCTGGTCACCGTGGTGTCCTCCATCAAGGGAAACTCTGACCCGTCTACAGCCTGCTCCCCAATGTGTGCGATGTGATACACTTGTGGAGAGTGGAAGCCTATCTGATTTGAATTCACCCCCTCGACTTCTTTGTTGCTGATCTGCAAGGACGCCATCCAGCCCATCTCTTTTCTTCCTGTTTGATTAGGAAAGTTTGCCGTGCCACTCACGCTACTCCCTGCCGCACCAAAATAGGTTTTGTCGGAGGTAGCCGTTTTTTGAAAGAAGTGGATTGCACATTCATCGTTGGTCAAGTCCGCAGTGTCTGCGCTGTCTACAAGGAAGAACCCACTTACCAAGCGAACACTTTGTGCAGGAAGCTGCAACTCGACAGCTTCAAAGAATATCTGGTTGTCGCTGTACGTTCCTGTTGAAACAACTACGGGTTGTATGATCGTCTTGAAAGCCAAGGTCTCAGTATTCTACATGAAAAATAAAACGCATTTCATCACCAGTAGCGAAATCTGGACTACCGCTTATCCCGTCAATCGTACCCACCATAAAAACCGTATTTCCAATATTGCTGCTTGTCAGCACCAAAGAGCTCATGTACGGAGTTTCTACCTGAGTGGTGCTGTTCACGGCGGCACCTATGTTTCCAATCTTAGTCATCTTGTAGACGACATCACCTGTGAACCCATAATTATCTTGCGAAATGTTGCTGCTTCCAAATTGAACCGACCCCAGATACCCATTGGTCTCCATCTGAACGCCTGTCAATCCAAAAGCCTGACTCAACCCTCCTGGAGCGTGCGTAGTATTTTGAAAAAAATGAAGGGCACACTCATCAGAGTTTAACTGACTGGCAGAATTACCCCGATTCATAACGATAGCCTTCCCTCCATGAATGATGCAGTCCTTGGCAGGCAACTGCAACTCCACCAAGGCATTCCCGCTGGAATCGACAAAAAGCACGTCATCGTTAACGTAGTTGGCGTTCGTGTCAACGACCACTTCTTTTATGATTGTGTGAAAAGGCATCTGTTAATACTCTACGCTTAATATAACTCTCATGTCGTCGGTCGCATCAAAACCAGTGTTGCCTGAATCAATGCCATCAATAGCTCCGACCATGAAAACAGTGTTCCCTATCCTAGTGCTTGTAAGGACAAAATCGCTCAGGGCTGGGCTTTCAGCGTTTGAGAGTGAACTGTTGCTTAGGTTGCAAAGCTCCTGGAGAACCGTAGCTCCGTCAATCCCCATTGTGTTAATGGCGATATGCTCTTCGCTAATCTGGACCCCGCCTATGTATCCGTTTGCTTTGATCTGAGCCGCCGTTAAACCAAAGGCTGCATTGGCAGCGCCTGGCTGATGAGTGTTGTTTTGAAAAAAGTGAATGGCAGCCTCGTCGTCTTGAAGGCTTATGGTGCTCTGTCGATTCCCCACAAAATATCCACCGTGTAAAATACAGTCCTTTGCAGGCAACTGAATCTCTACCATGTCAAACAAGGTGTCGTGATTGGCATAGCCTGATGTAGACACGGTCACCTTTTGTATGATGTTCTTAAAAGGCATGGCTTAGTATTCCAGTGACAATTGAATGTAACTTTGATCTGTGGCAGAGAAAGCATTTGCCGTACCATCCGCACCATTGTCATCGTAAGTGCCCACCATAAATATGGTGTTCCCTGGATTTGTGCTTGTCAAAACCAGGTTGCCAATATATTTTCTTTTGCTGGCGTTGCGTTCGGTATTACCCAAGCTATTTAAGATGTAGTGCTCAATGACGTCGCCTAAGCCAACCATAAAACTAAAACTGTCATTTGATATCTGTAGTCCTCCGAGATATCCATTTTCTGTCATCTGATCCGCCGTCAAACCAAACGCTGCGTTGGCTGCTCCAGGTGCATGCGTGTTCTTTTGGAAAAAGTGAATGGCGCACTCATCATTGGACGCCCACCCGTCGTTAGGGCTCACAAAGAACCCGCCATGAACAACACATGATTTGGCTGGAAGCTGCACCTCTACCATGTCGAACAACGTATCGTTGTTTGAGTAGTTCGGCGTCGTAGAAACCGTGATGTCTTGTATGATTTTTTTGAAAGGCATTGTCGATCAATATTCTAAAGACAACAGTATACGAATTTGGCCTTGGGCAGTAAAGTTTGGCACGTCATCGTTGTCTGATGTGGTGGTAGCAGAATCGCTTGCCAACTCATCAATCGTTGCAACACAAAACATCTTGTTGCCTAGCTCGGTACTGGTCAAGCCCATGATCCTGTCATTGCCCTGTCTGAATCTTTGGGCAGTGCTTGACGTATCTACTGTGTTATCTCCAAACGGTACCAGCTTAAAGATGCGTGGAAAATCAAAACCTACATAATTGGGCACCGCAAGAGACACTGGAGGGTTGGTGCCAGCAGCGGCGTCATCAAAATCGTGTTTCATCACATGAACGCTGCCCAGATAATTGTTGGCTTTAATCATAGCCTCTTTATCTCCAACACCATTGCTACCCGCAGCTAAATATTCTTGAGGCGCCCCTGCCGTACTTGAATGGTTTTGAAAAAAATGCAGGTTGATGTTGTTGATTTTATGAGCATTTGCCTCGCCGTCTTGACCGTAAGAATCAAGCGTCCCCGAGTCATCAAGAACAAAGCCTCCGAGAAGCATGCAGTCCTTGGCAGGCATCTGAAACTCCGTCATACCGAAGATGACGTGCTGTTCAAGATACCCCGTGCCCGTAGCAATGAGTGGCGTTATTTCGATGTGTTCAAATGGCACGCTCTACTCTTTAGCCTTTGGTGAAAAATGCATACTCCAAAACACAACTGGCTGTATCGGCTCTAGCCTCCAGTCCTGCCCCGTCGTTGATAGGGAAGAAGCAAAACTCTCCAGGGCTCAGTCTGGCGTATTGAACACTGGCTGTAGTTTGAAGCACAACGAAGTTTGTTGTGTCAATGTTTTTGGCGTAGAAATATCTGATACCGCTAACAGCTTCATCCACAAGTTCCTGGTCGTCAGACGTGGTAATGGTCTGTCGTGTCAAACCTTGATTCGGGCCTGCGGCTGCAATAGTCAACGTGTCAGACACAGAAAAATTTAGGCTGTCTGATGAGATATCAGTGCTCACAAGAGTTAACGTAGGGGTGAGGGTTGCCATAGTTGTGGTGTTTGTACTTTACCACAAATATAAGAATATCAACCTTACCTTCTTTTCAAGCCGAATACCTTCTTCTGACTCTTCGGCGGGCGCTTGGTGCTCCCGCCTTTCCCTGACCACAAGAACCTGTTCGCCCAGTACGCAGCACTACCCTTGCGCTTGATGTTCTTGGCATGCCGTGACTTGAACGCACGGCGGGCTTCAGGGCTGTAGTTATGCCCCATAGACTGCGCTCCAAAACGAATGATCTCGCCCGACTCTTGACCAGGGCCAATGGTGGAGACCACGACAGCCTTTTTGGTTTTGTGACCAGGCGTCTTCTTAGGAGAGTTCACCTTACGCACCCCAGCTTTTTTAAGCTTGGATGCGATGGCTTTTCTCATTGACGACCTGTCCATATTACAAATATAATCATTCTGGATCTTGCTCATTCCAGCCCTGATCATAGTCGTTTATGATGGCTGAAATTTCAGAGTGAGTGTATTCTGTTTTGCCAGAAAGAAATGAAGGCTGGGAGCCGCTGTACTCCACTACGACTTGTGTGCGGGTTAAATTGTATCGAAGCACGTCGATACTGTCGTCTTGAAGTTGTGAGAAATCAAGAGAACTAACTTCAGAAGAATCAACAATGCAATACATACTCATGATGGAACACTGGCGTTATAGGTGGCCCCGTTTGTAAGAGTGCCAGAGTTGGAGTTTGACGAAGAGTCGTTTGTGTTGTCTTCAAATCTCCACCATCCAATCAGATCAGACTCTCCTGAAAGATCACCAGGTGCGCCAGAATTGTAAATGTTTGTTACTTCGCTGGCGCTCAGAACTTTGTCAAACAAAGCCCATTCGTCTGTCAACAAGTCCATTGCTTGGCCTCCACTTCTATTTGCACCAATTCTTATAGTGTCAAAAACTACGTCTGACGCAACAACAGTAAGACCCGCAGCAGTACCTGTACCATTATGGCTGGCTACTTCGCTTTGACCAAAATTAACCAACGTCCCATCAAAGTACAATTTCATGACACCAGTGTGTGTTGTGCCACTGTACGCATAGGTGTCTGATGTATCCCAAGTGTACACAACGTGATGCCAATTTCCTTTCATATCGTTGGCATTATATATGCTGTCTGAAGCTGAGCCAAATGATCCATAGTCACTTGCGATTCTATTGAAAGGAGCCCCGTGATGAGAAGCCGCTGTTTTTGCAGCGCATTGTCTAGTGCCAAAACTCCCACTCATTGAGTTTTCTCTGTAAAGCCCCACAAGACCAAAAACATTTGACCCACTGGTGTTGAAATAAAGCAAATCCATTCTACCCTTAGCCAGTTCACTCGAATCAAAAATTGTCCAAAAAGCTTTTGAAGATGTATTGGATGAATCAATGTTGACCCAACAAGACACAGACCCCTGAGCACGAGGTATAATGTCTGAGCTTAAACTTATATCAAAAAAATCATTGACACCATCAGTAAAGAGTGACTTGGTGTTTGCGAATGAAGAAGGCACAGTGACTCCTTTCACCTTAGCCAAGCCAGACTTTGCCACCCCAGAAATCTTATTGATAGAGTTGTAAGAAACTCCTGAAAGCTTACTTATGCTCATGACAGCTCAACCCAGTCTTTTGACGGATCAAAGTATATCTCCCTCTGAGTACCATTTGTACAGTAACCTACAATTCTAACGATGTCAGTACTTCCAGTGGGTGCTGTCTTTGTTATCTCTCCTGGTGTTCCTGACACATACAAAACATCTCCAGTTGTGAAACCAGCAAAGCTTCCGTGTCTTGCCAATCCCTTTACAAGAAATCTGGGTTCATCATCAACCACTGCGATGGCAATCATACCTGTAGCTGAGGCTGCTGCATTTGCATTAGTTTCCTCCCACTGCTGAGAAGAGTCTAAATAGTACAGCTTACCCTGCTCTATGTCCCCATCAGTACCAGCGGGTCCGCTACCAAAAGCCACTACATCTCCGTAATATTGATCAGTGCTGCTTGGAGTTGGGATCTTTCTTTGACCAGTCACAGTCAGTATGCTGCCGTCAAACGTAAGGTTAGCTTCAGCTACAACAGCACTTGTCCCTGCACCCGTAAGAACAGAATCAGAAGTCAAACTAGTAGCCCCAGTACCCCCCTTGGCCACAGTAACGGTGTCAGACAAAGTAGATCCAGCCGCAGTTACAGTGATGGGAGCAGTACCGTCAAAGTTTACACCGTTAATAGCTCTAGCTGTAGCAAGGGCTGTAGCTGTTGCAGCATTTCCTGTGCATGAACCTGAAGAGCCCGAAACGGTTGTTTGATCGCCTGTATTGTTTCCTGATATACTGGCGTCTGAAAGAGCTGCACTAAGTTGAGCTACACTAAAAGAACCTAAAACAGTAGCATTGCCAGTAGATGTAATATGGCCTGTTAAGTTTGCATTGGTTGTTACTGTTGCAGCATTACCAGTTGTGCTCTGGTTAAGGGTAGGGACGTTGTTTGCATGAATTGTACCAGCCCCGTCAGATGTAAGGTCTACAGGAATAGCATCAACAACCAAGTCAATGTTTCCGTCACCGTCTTGGTAAGTCGCTGATATTCTTGTCTCTGTGTTGCCACTGAACATATCGCCTACGATATCTTGAACCTGCTCCGTACTTAGCTGAGTATCAGCCGTCATATCGGTCACTACAAGGTTGATCTTTTGAGTGCTGCTATCGTATGTAGAGGCAATACGAGTGTCCGTGTTTGAAGTAAACATGGCGCCCACAACAGACTGAACAGAGGAGTCGCTGCGACTTGATGACGGAGTTGAAGGGGTAAATGCTCCTGACGAAGTGTCGAACACTAATGTTTGACCATCTGTAATATCTGAGACCTTTACATCAGTCAGTTCTGCTAGGCTCGTAGGAGTAACAGATCCAACAAGATCTATGGACAAAGTGTTTTCAGGGCTGACAACCTTCGTGACTACATTGGTAGACTCACTAAGAGTCAGGTTGATTTCATCAGCTCCAACAGCACTCGTCAGCACATTGGTGCTGCTCGATACAGAAAGTGTCAAGTCGCTCATACCGTAACATCCTCATTGACTGTGATGACACCCGTAAGCCATGTCTGGGTAATACCGCCCTTGATCGTTTGAAGATCGTAGACATACAAACCGCTGCTGATGTTTGCCATCACGCTGGATGGAATGGTCACCGTGAGCACCCCTCCTGATGAGCCCGTTATAGTCATTTGACTGTCGTCAATGGTGGGCAAGGTGCTGACATCAGTCTCCCTTAACTGCATCTTAAAAGAGTATGAAGTCAGGTTTTCAGTGACACCACTCGAATTTGTTACATTGACTACTAAGTTGAATGTATCACCCTTACGACAGGTGATGTCCAACCGTTGAGCTACATCGAGGCTTACCTTACTCATATCAAATCAGGTCTTCTAAAAATTTCTCCAAGCCCTCGTCCTTTTCTTCGACTTCTGGTAAGCGAGGGATCTCACCTTTTCTCTGAGAGATAAGCTTAGACTGCTCTGATGCCGTCCGTGCTATCCTCTCGTCCTTGCCTGACTCCTTCATCGTCTCAATCTTTTCTCTGAACTCCTGGTCGCTGGCACGGGCACCGAGGACAGCTTGAGCTTTGATCTGCTCAATCTCTTTCCTCATCTGATGCATGGCCGAAGCCACCTGCACATCGACCTGAGCTTTGAGCTGCATCTTCTGCGCATCGATCTGAGCCTCCATCTGCATCTCCTGCATCTTGGACTGTGAGGCCGCCTGCGAAGCCTGTGCGTTGGCTTGAGCCTGAGCTTGCATGTTTTGCTGAGCAAGCTGCTGCTGCTGAGCCATGCGGCGCTTACGGCGCACCACCAGAAGCCTCTCTGCTTGATCGATGTCCTTGAGCTGCCTCACCGCCATAGCGTCCTCCAAGTCGATTTCTTTCTGAGCCAAGGAAGCCTGGATATTCTGCTCCAAGAAGATGCGGTCCTCGTCAGACATAGACTTGATGACCTGGATGCCAAAGTTGTACATAGGTAAGTCCTTGAAAGAACTCAACACCTCCATGTTGTACTTGCCGATGGCTTTCTCGTAGGTGCGATACAGCACTGACTTCTCTGGGATGATCTGCAAGCACCTGACAATATCCTGACAAACACGCCTGTACAAAACAAGCGACGCATTCGTAATGTCGTACAAGGCGTTGTTGCCCGCAGCCAAAGCTTGTTGTTGCACGCCCACCAAAGCATCGCCCTTGGGGGTCGATGCATCCATGACCTCGTTGACACCCGTAGCATCACGAATCATTCTCAAGTAATGATTGTACAGCGTGATAAAGGAGTTGATGTTTCTGATCTGGTTTTCGATAGATCGGATCGGTGGGTTCTGGAAGCCTCCCTCAGGATTCTTCGAACGGTAGTACATGATACCCGTCTGCTCGTAGATGTCTTGCAACTCCAGAGGGCTCAGGTCACCGCCACGACCAAGCTGTACATTCTCCAGTCCTTCAATGTCGATGATCAATCCGTCAGGCTTGGCCTTGGCTACGGCCTGCTGGATCTTACAGTGTGTAAGCTGCAACTGATCGGCGAAGCCCGTGATGCCTCCCACCAATGACTTGGGAATCATACGGCGGATGTTTGTGCAGGCGATGCTGTACGAAAGCTCGGCACGGGAGATGTCGTGAACATTCTTGGGAATGTTCTTCATCCGTCCGTAGTTGAAGATCTTTTTGCTGTCAACGATGTAGCATCCTCCGTACAAGGTCTCCACGTCCATCTTGTATGGCTTGCGGTCGTACACCGATTCAGACGCAGGCTTGAAGGCCATGCCCTTGTAGTAGAACCCTACATTGCCAAAGCGTGACTCCTTGCTTTCGTAGTACACCGTATCGACGCTCTTGAACTCGAAGTCCAAGACCTCGATCAAGTAGTCGTCATATCCATAGGTCTGCTTGCGTCCCGCACGGTCGTAGCCACCGCTAGTCATAAACTTCCCCTTGTCGTTGTAGCTCTTGTGCATGACCTTCCTGGCCAGCTCCTCGTATTCCTTCTCGGTAAACTCGTCACCCGCCATGCGCTTCAAGTCCATGATGGACATGCGCTTGATGTGACCCGCATACACGATGTCATTCATGTGGGGGTCTTCGGTGTAGCTATGCAAGAACATAGAGGGGTCTACATACTCCGTCGTAATGCCGTAGTTGGGGTCGTTCTTTCTTTTGGTGACACCCATGCCTACCTCCACCAAATCCTGCACGCAGCGGCGGTATGTGTTTTGGTCGAAGCTGTTCCAGTCCAGCGTCAGGGACGTAGCCATCTGCGCAGCTATCTCTGCGTTGGTCTTGATGTTCTGATCCAAAAAGATCTCGGCCTCCTCTGTCGTATCGGGAACCGAGTCGGGATCGACCTTCGTGCTTAGACCCAAAGCCTTGGCCTCCTGGAAGGCTTGCTTGTTCTCAATCGTAATCTCGATCTCCTGCCTCTTGGTTTCCTTATCCTGTCGAGACACAGGGTCGATGGCTTCTACAGAAGGGTAGGGCTTGCGAGAAAGAATCCTGTTGACGACAACCTTAACGAACTTCGGGATGATAGGTACAGGAGCCCAATCGATATTGAGCAGCGTGCCGTCACCGTTGTTGGGGTCGAGGCTATTGAGGATCTGCTTGTAGATAGAAGTATCCTGCGTGCCGTTGGCGTAGTCCCGATTCTTTTCAAACTCGTAGAAACGTCTGTTCAAAAGAGAGGACGAATCCTGGTAGCTACCCCACTGCCCCATGATAGCGTTTGCAAAGGCTTGCCCATACGACTTACTTTCCTTGACTTTTGGCTCCGCAAATGGATCTGGGAAGTTGCCGTATACGCCTTTGTTGTCGCTATAGTTCATTACAACATTATTGTGCTATTTGCAAATATAACAATTTTCACTTGCGAAGAGTAGAGGGGCCGCCAGCGTTGTACTTGTATCGGCGGAAGAAAGTTTTTTCGCTGAAGTCTGCCCTCTTAGCCTTTGGCTTTTCTTTCTGAGCCGCCAGCAAAGCAAGACCCGAACTGATCGACAAGTCATACTTGGTTCGATTCGTAATCTTAAACTGTATCCAATCCTCAAGTGTCCTGTTAAGATACATCTTTCCCATCTCACCTTCCTCATTGTATCCTACATGCTGATGGATGTAATCTTCGATAGCTTGGGCGTGAGCCTGCAAGACATCCTGGGAGTTGGACGGGATGCCCTTCGTCTTGACATTCACCGAGCTCGAGGTGGACTTCAGGTGGTCGGGTCTATCCAAGACATAGCCATCGTATCCACGCTCCTCAAAATACCTGACAATCCCATACTTGTTGTTCTCAATCAACAGCGGGTACCCATAGAAAAACGAAGCCATCAAAATATCCTCATAGAAGATCTTGGCCATCGGTGGCCTGCTGATATACTCAGCCACAAAGATGTTCGAGGGATGCTGCATGCTGAACTTGTTGTACAGGTGGCACGCACCCTTCGACCCCCTACCATCGACGGTGGCATCGAGGTCGTAGCTGTCTACGCCCCCACAGCCTAGAGAGCTGTTGGGGGCTATCATCTTACCCCTGTGCTCCTCCCTCTTATTTCTCAAAGCTGGTGGAGGCATCCACGCCACCCGCCACCGTCCGTTCTTCATAGGGCGGAACACAACCTCTGTATCACGCCTCCCATCTTTCCAGACGAAGTTGCCCTCAACGACAGGGTTGGGATACAGCATGTCGTTGTGCTCTATCTGATCGTAGATCTTTGAGATGTCGAAGAGGCTGCCTTCAATAGAATCACGGAAAGCCTCTTCAGGAGAAAATGGGAACTGCCTGATAAACTCGTTGAGCTCTCTGGTATCCGACTTCATAGCCGACCTCTCGTTTTTCAAAAACGTCCTTGAACCAAAAGCGATGGACTCACCGTCCAATCCATCCATAGGAGCAGCAGGGTCTTCTTTGACAGCGTTTCCGTACTTGTCGAAAAAACCCTCTAGGGCTTCTTCGGCAGAAACGAAGATGCGATACAAACCACTTACCGTCCTGCCATTCGCATTGCGGGACTGGGGGTCGCTGTCTTCCCACAGCTTCTTGTATTGATTGCCACCCTTGTCCAAAGGGTTGACGGTAGATCCCACCAGGGCGGTGCCAATAATTTTTCTACCCACAATAAGGCACGTCCTTTGGATGCGCCATGCCTCCCTGATGTCTGTGGGCTTCTCCCACTTGCCCGCCTCGTCGAGATACAGCATATGGAGCTTCTCGCCGTCGTAAGCGTTGTTCGTGGTGTTCTTCCAGTTGATCACCGTGTTCAAGGCATCGCCCTTGAACGACGTCTTGTTGTTTTTGGTGATCCTCTTAGAGGGCTCACGAAAGGCCAGCTCCACACGAGGGTTGGTCGTACCGTCTTGGATAGGCTTGAAAAAGAAAGGGTAGTGCCGAAACATCTGCACCACCTTTTTCATGAAGATGTTTTCTTGGGCGTCTTTACCTGTTTTCGACTGGATGCCGAGAAGCTTATCCTTAATCTGCGTAGCCTCATCGACCAGGACTGAAGAGCAGATATTAGTATATCCAGAACGGCGACACTTAGTGTAGAGCTGACCCATGCAACGTGGGTCCACTTCGCACGCAGCCATGTGGAGAAAGATTTCACGCTGGAAAGAAAGGTACGAAGGATAGCCTATGTCCATCTTCGTCCATTGCAGCATCATGTAGTGCCGACCCGTAATATATGTAGGGACACCATCGTTGAAAAACCAAAAGCCCTCACGCCGACGCCGAAACTCCTCTTCGATATACGGACGAAACTTTTCTCTAAACTCCCTCGGCATCTCCCCCCACTCATCCATAGAACGAATCCTAGACAGCTCTTCTGGCATAGCCCGCCTCTGCCACAACTGCATGTCGTTTGGACGTCCATATCCTTCAACCTCCTCTTGGGGCGGGACAGCGGGAAGTACAATGACCAGCCCACCGAGTTCAACAACTTCACCCTGTGTGCCGTTGGGACAAATGCTGACAGCCTGCTCATCATACTTATCGACCTTGACCAGCATAAGCCTTCACGTAGTTTTTGGATTCCTTGTTCTTAGAGTTGTTGTTCTTAGAATGCACACCCTTTCTACGAATGCGCTTCTTCTCTACTTTGACGCTTAGATTCTTCATTTAATTTTTTGTTTCGTCTTTCTACAGTCTTGATTCTGTGACAGTTGGAGCAACGTATCTCACATTTTCTCATCTCCTTTTTGATTGAGGCTATGGAATACGAACCATTAACCATATCAGAGATGTTGTGTGACTTGTCTTTTACATGATCAAAATCTAGTACCAGTGGATTTGATTCGCCACAGTCGATGCACTTGTGCAGGCTCTTGACCCTTTGCACGTAATCTCTTGCCCATCGCCTTTGTGACTTGTTCCACTTCTTAGCCTTGTCCTTGTATTTGGCACTATGCTCTTGATAGTACCTTCTATGATATTCTCTTTGATATTCTTTTCTCTTTTCAGGATCCTTGAAAGGCATCAGTCCCCTGAATCGAGATTCCAAGACTCCTCCCAAAAATTGAAGTCTACTTTATTTCTCTGCCAGACTATCTCCTTCCAATCACTTAGAGTATCGCTCAGCGAAACCTCCTGAGTAGTCTTTGTCTTCTGCGATTGATCCATTGTTCGTAAGGTCTTTGATCATTTGTTCAAGCCGCTGGCGCTCTACCAGAAGCTCTTTGCAGTCCGTAGCTGTCTGCTTGATCGATTGCAGCTCAGCCTTCCTTGCACTACCGTTAATGTCTGGATCTACGGGCTTTTTGATTTCATCAATCATGTTGTTGATTGCCGTTTCCATAGACTTCATCAATCGCTTGGCAGCTTCAATCGTTGTGAACTTCGACATAGCTGATGTCTTGTACACGCATACGATAGACAATGTCGTCATTGTCTAACTTAATCTTGTAGTCAGCACTCTTCTCAAATCCTACTATGTCACCAGGATTTACATCTTGCTCCTCAAGTTCTGGGTGTGGGGTGTATACCTCGGCGATGTCTCTGACCTCAGGGTTGAGGTCGGGAATGATGATCCCTCCCTCAGTCTTTTCCTCCTCTTTTTTCTGATCTACAGGCAAAACAAACAGCCAGTCCGCAAGCATGTGCAGATCCTCTGTCTCCTTGCTTCGATACGCAATGGCTTGACTGAGCTGACCGTGCTCTGCATTGTACATACACATGTACAAATTGTCTCCCAGGTCGTCTGAGATTTTAAGGGCGCTGTTTGTTGTGACGTGATGATGGAAGATCAAAGTGTCTCCCTTCTTGGCATCGCCGTCGTACCTCAAAGGCACAGAGACGATCTCTCCGTAAGCAATCCTGTTTTCAAACTCGTTCCACTTGGAGTCTAAGTACAACTCCTTGCCACCGACATCGATGGTGTCTTCAAATGTTTTAGGTACTCTTACGATGAAGTGATGTAAGGCTTTCATAAAATTAAAATTTGCAATCGTATTCTATAAGGACAGGCTGATTCTCTATCGTCTTCCAAAGCATGGTAGAATCCTCATCCTCTACATACACCTCGTATCTACGCACGTTGTACTTGTACATAGACCTCTCGTCTTCTACGATCATGCTGATCCGTGAATCACCTGCACGCATACCAATGAAGTATGCCATAGCGTCTTTAGGGTTCGGCCCCACGACGATCTTTCTAATGATGTTGGCCACTTGATTTAATTTAGGCATATATCATCCAACCAGTCGCCCTTGTCTTTACGGCTGGCTTGATATGCGCTGTCAAGTATACTAACTAATTCCTGAAATGCATCATCGCTTCTGACAGACCACGAGTATCCAGCCGTGACTTCTTCATCTACGATCATGTCTTCACGCTCAATCACAAAACAAAAGACGAAAGCGAAATCACTAGGTAGGAACTCGTCCTTGATAGCGCCATGCAATTCACTTATCAAGCGGTTTACATACTTTACTCTTTCGTCATTCGGGTCCATTAGGAGGCCCCAATCACAGCGATGCTGGATGGGTTTGCATTTGTAGTTGTAAGTCTTGCGTCAACCACCCATGTGGCGACGGCAGAAATGGTGGCGCAGTGCAAGTGGATGACGTCACCCTCGTTGCCACCAGAGGTGGCGGCATCGCCATCGATGCTCAAGGTGTCGTTGTCAAACGTGTTGCCTGTATTGATGACCTTCTGTACAGCCACCTGGTCGTCGGTGGTGGAGTTGACCACCACCTTACCAATGAACCTCTGTACCGTGCCGCTGCCAGCAGCGTTATTGGTAGCGATCTTGAAAGCTGTAGAGCTGGCGTCAACGATCACAAACTTGAAGTGCAAGCCCGCTGCCGCTGTAGGCAGAACGATAGTTCCGCCCGAAAGGGTGTTGGCGTCAATGAAGTGTGTCTTGCCAGAGTCAGCAGCCGTAAGCGTCACACCAGTGGTGATGTTGTTGACCGTCTGCGTGCTGTTGTCAAAGGTGATGGTGCCGCTGCTGTTGCTGACCTGGATGTTGGTTCCGCTGTTGAAGGTCACAGTAGAGCTCGACCCAGCAGTATCGGCGACGGTAAGTACGGGGTTGCTGGTGCCCGTCACTGTAGCGGTAACGGCATCAAAGGCGGGGAGTGTTCTGAAACCTACGCTCTTGGCTGTGCTGTCCCACACAAGGACATCGCTGGAACCAGAAAATACAGGTGTGTTGATCTGAAGGCTCTCGACCTTGACGGCAGCGGTAGACAGCGACAGGGCTGAGTCGTTACCCAGTCCGTCTTCGATGACCTTGAGACTGGCGCTCAGAGCTGCTGAGTCTGAAGTCTTCAAAAGGCCCTGATACGTGTTCTTGATTGTACTTCCTGAGAGTGTTCCCATGTCACTAATTTTACATCACAAATATAATATAATGGCCAGACACCATAAGGGACGAAAAAACAGAGAGTTTTCTTACCTCAACGACAGGTACGTCAACAAGAACTACCTCAAGTATTACAAGCACGCTGTGCGTGACGTCAATGAGAGGGCAGGTCTAACTATGAATCAGATCAACGTCTTGCTGTTCATGTACGACTACGAGTTCTTCACCATAGATCACATCGCCGAAGCTCTGTATCACCACAAAGCCAAGTTCGCCAACTCCGTGCTGTACCCGCTGCAAAAGAAAGGGTGGATCACCAAGGTGTTCGATAAGAGTAAGATCTCAGAGATGCACTTCCACGAAGCGCAGATGCACGAGAGGACGACATACAAAAACCGCTATGCCCTTTCGCAGAAGGCCCGACTCATGGTCCAACGCTTCTACCGTAAGCTAGAGGGCGAGGAAGAGATTATTTTTTCTTAGGGTGGTCAGCCATCCTGAACTTGGCCTTCTCTACAGCACCTGGGTGCGGAGCATAGTCGCCAGCCATCAGGTAGTACCTGCCCCCATCCTCCATCCAGTGGAAGCCCTTGGGAGGATCGATGGACTTGGTCTTGTTGAGAACAGAAAAGTTTCCGCTTTTCACATTCCCGCCCTGCTTCATCTTCTTGCCGTACTTCATGTCTTTAACAGTTGTTGTATCTGGCAGGGAGAATAATCAGAATCTCATGCCGTTATATGAGTAACACAAATATACAGCACTATGAAAAATTTACTTATCATCCCCCTGCTGCTTCTGAGCAGCTTCGCCTTCGGTCAAGACGAATACATTGACATGCAAGATTTTGAGTTTTACCGTGGCATCACGGACTCATCGGTTTCAGAGATACCCTGCCTGTTCGTACAAGACATCACAAGTGATCAGAAAAGAGGATCATACATTGTGTTTCGGAAGGTGTCAGATGGATACACCGCCTACGACTATGTAAATGCTGGTTCCGAGTTTGGAGCAAAGTTCCTCACGACAGGAAACTTCTGCGCCGTAGGACTTGATGCTGATGGAGAGGTGAGCACTTACAAACACTTTTTCGAAATCACAGAAGATCACTGTGAGTACGAATACGGTTCAGACAAGAAGGCACCGCCGATTGTCTTGATACAGATGTAAAAAGAAAGGGGCCTAAGCCCCTTTTTTTATTACTTGGCTGATTTAGCCATAGCCCTTTCTAGGTCGCCCTTCTTATACATCTTTGGTGGCTCCGCTGCTTTCATGGCGCCAGCCAACTGCTTCTGCTCAGCAGCAATCAATGCATCGTATCCAGCATGAAGCTTGCTCACTGCGCTTGAGCTGATACTTGTCATGCCAACGAGTGACTTGAATTTTGCATCACCAGCCAACGCCTTGGCTCCAGTGGATGATCCACCAGTTTGGATACCTGCCTTTTCCTTTTTAAGTCTGGCGATGTTGGCCTGTCTAAGCTTGACTTGACCCTTGGCTTCAGCTCGTGGGTTGCCCTCAACCTTCGTTCCCTCCTGGGCCTTCTTGAAGATGTGGCCACCGCCAGGCATCTTCATGCCGTCCTTACCGACGTACTTGAGCTTCGGGTTCTTGGCTGCCAAAGCCTTGAGGCCCTTGCTGCCCTTGCGCTTAGCCTTTGCGATGTTTTCCGGGCGGGCTGTCTGTGCGGGTTTAATCATATCGTATTCATGACCACGCTGAGCAGGGACTCTTCTGTTTTCCGTAAACGTGCCCTGGCTTTTGGCTGACGCAACAATATCCTGAATCTGCTTATTCATACGAGATCTCATCTTTGTCGCACGCTTGGGGCTCAGTTGCTTTGCTGTCATGGTTCGCTCACCCTTCCTTGCGGATTGAGCTCTGCGCTCTCTGACCTTCAAACCCTCAGGGGTGATTGTCGTGCTGACCGCACCACCAATACCTCCTCTGATTGTGGTGTAGCTGGTTTTCCCAGCCTGGCTTCCCGACGTCGGGGTGTCTGCAACGATTGTCTTCCCAGTCACACGAGGAACAGCACCTGGCTTGCCAGCTCTGGTTTGCGTGCGTGCGGGCATACCCTCCTCATCGTAGACAAAAGAGGTGACAGGGCCTTCCTTTTTCATTTCGTAGCCAGCACCCTGCGTTTCTTGTGTAGCCGAAGCACCCTTGATCTTTTTACCCTTGGTATGCTTGCCGCCGTGCTTCATCTCCTTGACAGCACCGCCATCTTCCATTGGCATGATCTTCACCATGACGCCACCGTCGGTGACCTTCATGCCGTGCTTGGCCATCTTGGGGTCCATAGGCGTCATCCCTCCTGAAGCCATGTATTGCATCAGGCGCTGCTTGGCTTTGCCACCATCACCCATCTTTTTATCACCGTATTTCATCGTAAATCAGTATCGTGTTTTCTCGAGCCCCTAATATAACTATTAACTCGTCCCATAGCCCAAGCCGCCATAGAAGCACCCCTGCGGCTACCTCCTGACAACCAAGCGCCCTGACCCCTGCGGTACACCTTGGACAGTGTGCCATAAGAGATGCCAGACTTCTTGGCCTTGGCCTGCAATGTTTTTTTGACTGAAGCACTCAGTGCCTTGCGAGAAACCTTCGCTCCCTTCTTCGCTACTCTGTCCTTGAAGTAGCTGTCGGGGAGCTTCTCGCCTTTCTTCGCTGCCTCCTGCCCTCTTTTGAGCAAAGCCACAGCCTCGCCAGTCGTACTCTTCGTATCCGACTTGCCCTGGGATTTATCTACATACTTTGCAGGAAATCCAAGTCTGTATGGCTGCGTGCGTTTACCCACAACGTAAATATACTAACTATATCTCATCCATCAGTAAAGGCAACGAACAGAGGCGTCTTCTCTCCCATGTGCGATCCCACTACATTAAACTCGAAGTGTTCTATGGCATCCATCTCCGTCATGCCTTCTTCGATAAGAATCTCTATGCAGCTCATGGCGTCATAGATGGCTACTGGGTTGGCTCCACAGGTGACACCCACAAGGGCTTTATCAAACCCGTCTGCTAGTAAAGACTCGTTGTCTGCTAGGATCTCCATGAGACCCTCGGTTGATTGATGATACATTTAGATTGAATTGAAATGAGATTCTGCAAAAGACTCTAGCTCCTCCCGTGTAAGAAACTTTCCCTTGGTGTAGTCTGAACGTATCAAGTACAACACCTCACGACGGAACCCTACATCCTTCGTATGCACACTACATATGCTGTCCACCAGGTCTTCTGCCTCTAGGCTAAAGGGATTGACCGTGTCTGTTGGTGCCGAAAAGAGATCCATTCTACTATACTTGAGGTCTAGACAAAGCTAACCCGTTACACCACATCATGCAAGTGATCGAGCCTGAAATGTGTCCTTGGATACAGTCTAAATGAAACTCCACATGATGTTGGAGCTGTGGACCCCAAGTCCACACAAGCGAACAACACGGTCACTATGTTAGCGAAGGTACCAAGAAAAATTGATAAAGTCAAGCTACCCTAGGAAAAACTCTTGGTGAGTTTTCCAAGGCGGCAAGGTCGTCTCTGTTGATCGCAATACAGTGTGTTTTTTTTCGGATGGGTGTGAAAATACCGCCAGACATGTTTGGGGTGGGGATTATACATACATACAGGCGCTAGCGGGGCGCAACCGGAACGCATCTGCAAACCCACGGGGCCTGTGTGCCGCCACATGTCGCTGCAACTTTTGCCGTTTTGCCAGCGGGCCGTGGTCGGGTCTCCGTTGCTCTCCATCCTCTCGGCGACAGACAGAACTTCTTCGGTCGTTGCTCATGCTCCACACATCGTTCGGACAATCCCACCCCCGACCTTGTGCCGTCCTCCACCCCCACCCAACCGGGATGCATGCACCCCAAATTCCGTTGGCTTTTGTTGGCTATTATTTTAGTGGACAACTCTTGACTTTGTCAACTTCTTTCGTACATTAGTGATGTAGTTAAACCAGTGCGAAAGCACACAACACACATACCCCATGTTGTTCATCGACCAACTCAAACAAGCCAATGACGCCACCTTGGCGGCTACCATGTACAATGCCTGCGAGATTGCAGGAGAGGATGTGCCGCAAGGAGACGGCGACCAGGCTGTCCGTGTGGCAACTGCGCTCAAGGTCATCGACCAATGCAAGCCACTGATTCGGGAACGCATTCGTGCCCAAGGTGTAGACGGCACAATGGCCAACGCCTTGGTTCACGCACAAGAGATTGTGTACGCACCAACCCGAAACTGAAGACAACACCAACTCGGGGAGGATGGACACCCTGTCCTCCCCACAATACCCAACCCCATGACCAATTCCAAGAACACCCTGAAGTCCCCAACGCAATGCGCATGGGAAGCAATGGAGGCAACCAAAGCCAAGTTGATTGAAGACACGAAGCAACGTCTGAAGGAGATTCGTGCGGAAGTACAACGTCTCGAGAGCGAAGAGTGCCAACTCGAGATGCTGTTGAACAAAGCCTGACACAAACCCGAGGACGGGCAATGCCGTCCGTCCTCACAATACCCATACCCATGATTTTGTACGCCATTTGCGACCACAATGATGAGCCCGTCTTGGACAACATCTACCGAGCAGGAACCATGTTCACAAGACGTGAGGACGCCCAACGTCAACTCGACAACTATGCAGAAATTTTCGCCGAAGGCAAGAAGGTCTGCAAGGTCATCGTCCACGTTCAAGATTAACCCACAACCCCATACCCATGTCTGAAGTACAAAACCTTCGTGCCTTCAAGGTCACGTTCCTGTCGCCCACGAACCATCGTGGTGCCCGAGTCAAGATTGTTGATGTCATGACCAAGAGCCACAAAGACGCAAGCGATGCATGGAGCAAGATGCGTCACACCATCGTCCTGCCTTACAGCCACAGGATTGGCGACATCCGAGAACAAGCCATCGAACACATGGTGTCTGTCGGTCTCTCTGTCGTTGCCGAGACGCAGGTTGGAGATGGTGAATACATCATCCTCTCCGATTCATGGAGTGCCGAGTTCCGAGACCTTGACGGCGTGACATTTGACGAACACGAACAAAACTGAAGGGATCTGAAACCCATGTACCCTAAACCCCAGAACACATGAATACCCACATGAAATACTTGGTCACCATGACCGATGCCATCCATGACGGAATGTCTTGGGTGGCCAATGGAAGCATCGTTGAGAGACGCATCTTGGAAGTTCCCTGCGGCACATCAGAGCGCAAGCTTTGGATGGCTGTCCGTGAGCGATTCGGCTACACAGGATGCCGTGGTCGGTTCCTCGACATGGACACATGGATGCCATACAATAGTTGCATGATGTTTCACGTTGTGATTGCAGACGGCACCGAAACCTACATGTCATGAGAGCCACCATCGTTTTCCATACCCTAGACAGGCACCGAGGATGGTCTGTCACCAAGACCTTCAATGACAAGTTGCACATGGACAACTTCATCAGCCACATCGAACGCACGAAGCATGGCTTCAAGTACGATGAGCACTACATCCAAAAAGAAACTGCTAATACCCAAGCACAATGAAAAAGTACGCAAGACAATGTGATGTCACAGGACAAGGCATGAACGCAGGATTCTGCATCGGCGATGGAGCCATGTACATCAAGAGCGAGAAGCACATGAGTGAACACATCACCAATGACACCGAGTACGCATCAATTGAGGATGCTTACGAAGACGACTACTACTACTACACCGAATGGGAAGACGAGGATGACTACCAATACGAGGAAACTCCTGTCAACGCATCAGCGGAGTTCCTCCGAAGCATGGTGGCATGGATGAATCGTCGCCCCGAAACCTTGAACGATGGAAAGACCATCGACCAACTCATCATGGACTACAAAAAAGCAGAGCAATGAACAAAGACAACGAGCAGTTCAACCTCATCAAAGAAATTGCAGACCTGCACAATAAAGCTATGGACAGGCAGGTTCTGAACATAGTCCGCATACCCAAACCCAAAAAGCCCAAGAAGCCATGACTAAAGCAGAATTGATTGACGCATTGCGAGAATACCCCGACGACTCACTTGTGGTCATCGAAGTACACGACACCACGTTGTCTGAAGACCTGTATGACTTCACACTAGATGCCGTTGATATGCTTCGGCCAAGCGCAGAATGTCCAATTGAAAACAAGTACGAACTGCGATTGTGTGCAGTGAACCACAAGAAAAATAATTCAGACCCATTAGATTCATGGACATGACAAAGAATCCCTTCCTTGAACTGTCCATTGACGAACTCACCGTTGCATGGGACAACTTCAGCAACCTGCACGGAGAGGATACTTTGGATTTGGAATCCAAAGCATGGCTTGAAGATGCCATCATGGAAAACATCGGCCTGTTGGTCACGTTTTGGCCCACCTTCAAGTACGGAGTGAAAAAGAAAAGAGCCTCTGTTAGCCTGTACCCACGTAAATAAATACCCCATGCACACAATTGAAGAACTGAAAACCACGATGGCCCTGCTCACCGATGAGGTGGAGCAGTACAAGAGTGCCTTAGAAGACATCTGTAAAATCCTCAACACACTTGGATATGTACACAATCGTAAATGAAATAGACAACGCCATCTATGATGGCACACCAATCTTCGAAACCATCGCAGAAACCATTGCATGGTGGAGAAAGAACAGCGGCAGACCAAGCGACATCATCGTCAGCATGGAGAGCCTCGGCACCGCCCAAAACATGGACAATACCATGCAGGAGTTTTTGGGTGAAGGTTGAAAAAGACGTATATTTATCCCCCACTTAAATTTAGTTACATGAAATTAGTAGAGAAAGTGAGCCGCATCCAAGGTGCGCTCAAGGCCCCCAAGGGCCAAACAAACAACTTCGGCAAGTACAAGTACAGGTCAGCCGAAGACATCCTCGAAGCTGTCAAACCCTTGACGATGGAACATGGTCTCATCCTCACCTTGAGTGACGAGATTGTAGAGGTTTCAGGGCGCATCTATGTCAAGGCCACGGCCCGATTGACAGATGGTGAAGCGGAACTCAAGACCACGGCATTTGCCCGTGAGGAGGAAAGCAAGAAAGGCATGGATGGGAGTCAGGTCACAGGAGCCTCATCGAGCTATGCCCGCAAGTATGCTCTCAATGGTCTGTTCTGCATCGATGACACCAAGGATAGCGACAGCACCAATACGCATGGTCGGAGCGCACCTGCCGCACCGAAGGCCGCACCGAAGCCTAAGAGCGAAGAGTCGTTGTACGACAAGTGTTGGACACACGTTGACCAAAGCAAGAACAAGTCTGCCGCAGTGAAAGCAGTCTTGGCGAAGCACAAGACCAACCTGACAGACGATCAGGTTCGCAAGCTTGAGGACATCGGGCGTCTCGCTGAAGCTATGCCGTGATGGATTTCGCACTGAAGCTATCGAAGGAATACGGCAAGGGATACCTTTCGTACTCCTCCATCAAGTACGCTCTTGAGGACATGAAGAAGTTCGACATGAAGATGCGTGATGAACTCAAATGGGATAGCCCTGCCTTGGCCTTTGGCAAACTCTATGACTGCATGCTACTTACTCCTGAGTTTTTTGAAACTCAGTTCGTAGTAGTCGATGACACAGAGATATGCAAGGAGATTGGTGGGAAGGCCCCTAAGCGCACCAAAGCATACAGCGAATGGCTGACTTCCCTTGAAGAAGAAGGTCGTGCTGTGGTCATGCCAGAGGACGTAGCCAAGGCCAAAGAGATGATTGACAGGTTGAAGCTGACGGGTGTAGATAAAATTGCCTTGCAGGGCAATATGCAGTACGAGTTCAACGATTTCATTGATGACGTCCCTGTGCGTGGCTTCTTGGATGTGTTGGGCGATGGATACATCACCGACAGCAAGACCACGGCCAACATCTCAAAGTTCAAGTGGGCCGTGCGTGACTTCGGTTACGACATCCAAGCCTTCATGTACAGCAAGGTTCTTGGCACCACGGACTTCCGTTGGGTTGTCCAGGACAAAAGCTACCCCTATGCCGTAGGTCTGTACTACGCATCGGAGGACACCTTGAGATTTGGTGAGCAGAAGTTTTGGACTGCTGTAGACCGCATCAAGAGCTACCTCGGTGAAGGCAAGAGCACAGAGGCCGATTATCAAACAGGAGAAATATAATGACATGATCAATAAAATTCAGCAAATCACAGGCGTCGGACGCTCCGACGCAGAGGCCATCGCTGTGAGGTGGATAATCCAAGATGACCACGGGACATACCGAGATGCTGCTGTTGAGACAGGGCTACCACGAGCAAGTGTCTTTTCGGCATGGCTCGACTCGGATTACCGCATGCAGTCCAAAGCATTCCGTGATGCTTACGACTTGACTAAGAAACATTTTTCAAACCCCTAAAACTTTTAACATGGGTATTTTAATTAACGGCTCCATCAATGTGAGCAAACTTCCAAAGGACAAGCTCGATAGGTCTAAGAAGGGAGACCTTTTCTATAACTTTACCATGAGTGTAGAGAACGAGACAGATCAGTTCGGCAACAACGTCGGCATGTGGGATTCGCAGACCAAGGAACAAAGAGAAGCGAAAGAGAAGAGAAACTACACGGGTAACGCCAAGGTGGTTTGGACGGATGGCAAGGTGTCGGTAGCGGAGAAACAGGTGACTCCGCAAGAATCCGAGCCTCAGGTAGATGACGATCTACCATTTTGAGTGACAGGAACAGGTAGCCTGTTGCGAGGGGGGGATAGGGTTGGGTATGCCCGTCCCCCTCGTTTTTGCCCTCGTAGCTCAGTTGGATAGAGCAACAGCCTTCTAAGCTGTGGGTCATAGGTTCGAATCCTATCGGGGGTACACAATTTCAATACAATGAATCAAGAACAAAAAGACCGAAACGAACTGCTATGCTCTATCCGAGAGGAGTACCTCAGGATTGTCGGCATGAAAAACACAGGGTCACGCAAGCGTCCCGAGGTAGAGATGCGGTACGCCCTCGTCAATGCTCTATCCAGGTTCTGTTCTGACACAGAAGCCGCATGGGTTTGGGGCATCGACAGAACCACCGTGATACACGGCAAGAGGAACCATGAGATGTACTTCATCAACTCTCCCTTCTACAGGGTGTCGTACAGAGCCGCCAATGAATTGGTGGAGGATCAAGCCGATGCCTTGATGCACTACGCCCCCAACACCGTGAGACCTGAGTTAGGTCGCATGAAGTTTTCAGGGAAGCGTCGTTACGAAGAGGAGCTGATGTACCTGCAAGACTCCATCGACAGAATCAATGATAAGATTGACAAGTTGATACTCAAGCGTAAAGAGATCAAGCATCAGCTAAGCGTGATGAAGAGAAAGACATACAAGAATATCCTCAAGGACAGAAAAATGCTGTAACACCTATGATCACCATATACCCAAACCACTACGAGACAGACAACCCACGTCACATCGATCTCGACCTCGCCTTTCAGCGCATCAAGACAGGCAAGCAATCAGAGACCATACAGGCCATACGAGAGGGCGACAAGAAAAAGAAGAAAGACCTGCCCCTCATCCTGTTCAGTGGCATCTTCGACAGCCGTAAGGATGACAGCCTACGCAAACACAGCGGATACATAGTCCTGGACTTCGATCACATCGACGTGCCTGTGGCCAAGCAGTCTTTAAGCGATGACGAATACGTCAAGGCATGCTGGGTGAGCCCATCGGGTGATGGTCTCAAGGCCCTCGTCAAGATAGATGATCCGACCAAGCACAGGTCACACTTCAGGGCTATGTGCAACCACTTCTCCGAGACACACGGCTTGTTGGTGGATCAAAGTGGCATCAACGAGTCACGGGGTTGTTACGAAAGCTACGACCCCGACATCCATATCAAACCAGAGGGCAAGGTCTTTTCCAAGACCATAGAAAATGCTGTTACGCCCGACGTACCTACCTCTGACGACACGGACTACAGCAAGCTCTATTTGGCCGCTTGCATTATACGCAAGGCACCCGATGGCGGAAAGCACGAAGCCTTGCTCAAGGCAAGCATCTTGTTGGGTGGCTTCATAGCGGCACGACGTGTTGAGGAGTCGGAAGCTGTGCGTGTCTTGGAGAAAGAGATAGCGAAGCGGAATGTGGACAGCATGGAGACGGCACGCAACACCATAGCTGATGGCATACGACAGGGTAAGCTGTCACCTCTGGCCGAGACCATAGAGGCCGAGCAAGCTATGCGGCGTGAGATGATGCTCACCGATGGAGACTTGTCGTTCATGAGTGACGACACCGAGGACTTCGATTGGATCATCAAGTTCAGGTCTGGCGACTTTGAGACAGGGCTATCGACAGGCAACACCATCTTGGACAGGAACTACAGGTTCAAGAAAGAGTTCACCATGATCTCGGGACACAGCAGCATAGGTAAGACCACCTTCATGCTGTACATGATAGTATCATCAGCCATCAACCACGATTGGAGATGGGTGATATACAGCAGCGAGAACAACACGGCGCTTATCAAGATGCGCTTGATACAGTTTGCAACAGGCAAGACCATTCAGGACTTGAGCAAGAATGAGATATCCACCATGATGAAGTGGGTGAAGAGGCACTTCGTTCTCATCGACAACAGCAAGGTGCTGAGCTACGAAGAGGTCTTGTTGTATTGCGAGAAGGTGTCACGCAAGCACCCGATTGACGGCTTGCTGATCGACCCGTACAACTCCCTGAAGATCACCACCCTTTCAATGGGTGGTGTCCATGAGTATCACTATGAAGCGGCAAGTGAGTTCTTAACGTTCAGCAATCGCATGAACATAGCTGTATGGGTCAACGCCCACTCTGTTACCTCAGCTATCAGGGCCAAGGGCAACGATGGACTTCCCGTGGCTCCAGGAGCCGAGGACACAGAACATGGTGGCAAGTGGGTCAACCGTTCCGATTGCTTCCTTACTTTGCATAGGAAGATACACCACCCGAGCATCGACAAGCGAAGAGAGATTGAGTTTCATGTGCGTAAGGTTCGCAACCAAGAGACAGGCGGAGAACCCACGCCATTTGATACACCCTTCATCTTCAAGATGTCTATGGACGGCACATGCTTTGAGATGGTTGGGCCGTTTGGTAGACTCTTCACTCACATACAAGCGACAGATGTAGACAAACAAATGAAAATGATCTGACAGCATGAAACGGAAGCCACGCAAAAGACCTAAAGCAAAAGGACACAGGAGGGCAGGTAAGTCTCTGAAGAGCGCACTTGAAGCATACTGCTTTGACAGGCTCAAGGACACGGGGTGGGACTTTGCATACGAGGAGGAGGTCTTCTATCTGGTCGATGGCTTTCGATACCCTGGAGTATATCACAAGATGACCAAGGGAAGGGACGTGATGCGTGACAATTCAAACAAGGCTGTGATGGGCATCAAGTACACGCCAGACTTTGTCTCTCACAAACACAAGTTCATCATAGAAACCAAGGGCTACGTCCACGGCCAACACACCTTTCCGTTGCGATGGAAGTTGTTTCTGAAATACCTGATTGAAAACAATATGGAGGACTACATGCTGTTCATCCCTAAGAACAGAAAGCAGGTAGACGCCACCATAGAGATCATCAAAAAACACCTGCACAATGGCCCCAAACAAGCCCTTCGATAGACTTCTTCATCATGAATACGACAACAAAGCACGAGGGGCTACGATTGCATGCATGGAGAAACAGGGCTACATCGTGACAGAGAATCCCGATCAATACGCACAGGATCTTATTGCTGAGCCCAGCTTCATCTCGAAGTTAGACTGTCGTTTTTTAGTCGAGTGTGAAGTCAAGGCTGTTTGGGAGACAGGGAAGTTTCCCTACGCCAATGTGCAGTTGCCCGCCCGCAAACAAAAGTTCTTTGACGAGCGCACCTTGTTTTTTATCTGGAGCAACGACCTCTCAAGAGCCGCATGCTTTTGGAGCGAAGACATCAAACACCTGGACACGCACGAGGTGTCAAACAAAATGATGGCAAAAGGAGAGAGGTTCTTTCAGATACCTCTGTCCTACGTTAAGTTTGTCTCAGCATGAACTATTGGACAACCCACACCACCGTTATAGATGGAGAGTGCATGATCGTGCCTTGCCACAAGGGCTACATGATTGCAATCCTCTGATTACTTCTTGGCCTTTTCGATGGTACGTCCTGCGAAGTACGCACCGAAGGCTGTGAGCATCAAGACCTGAAGGAGATCGACGTAAGAGTCTTTCACAGTGAAGGCCACGTTGTCCATGCTGTCAATCATCATGGTGACCATGAACATGCTCATCAAAGCGATCAAGGTGACGGGTCGGATGAGCTTGGCCAGCTTTACATCGCTTCCCATATCAGCCTTCCATCGCTCTGTAACATTGGCTTGGAATGCAATCTCAGCATCTACCGCTGCCGTCCCCTCATTGGTATCGACGTCAGGGTCTTTTGCAATCAGGTTCTTGACGACACCCAGTCCGCCGCTGTCGGGGAGCAGGTTACCTACCACGGACAAGACATTGGGTGCCTTGTCCTTCAACCAAGATCCTAGCTTGGTGTCTTTGATTTTCTTTTCACTCATGGTTCTGTATTAAAAATCACTCATCAGTATTTCGTCGATGGCTTCTTGCACGTCATCCATGCTTGCTTCCATCGTCATCATGATGTTGGCTTGAAATCGTTTGACCTCTTCGCCTTCGTTGAACACAACAATGGTTGGCACCACAACAATCTTGTGCTCCTGCTGAAGGGCAGGAGCAGTTGCAATGTCCACACGGCTTGTTTCGCAATCGTTCAGGTTCTCTATCCATTCCACTTTGTTTTGGGAATTGAAAGATGCGTTGAACTCTACTACGCAGATGCCGCTGTCACATATTTTATCATCCGCTACATCTGCCACAGAGGTGGCCGCTAAGAATAGCGCAGATGATGCAAACAGGATTGGTAAGATTTTCATTTATCATTTTAATTGATCTATCTTTTCTTCAATACGCTTGATGTCTTCTTTGATTTCCGTGACATCCTCCTGCGTAGTCATGATTGTTTGACGGACAAGCTGATCCTTCATGTCGAACTCCATGCGTGTGATCTCTGGTGCTAATGGAGCTGGCAGTTCCTTGGCTTCTGCGATGTCTGCTTGCAGGGCAAACCACATGGCCACGATTGTACCAACCCCTGCTGCCGCCATGCCTATGGTCTTTAGGTCTAGCGTAATCTTAGTGTCCTCCCCAATCTGTTGAGCCATATCAAATAATTACATAGTTGATGCCGACAGAGAAGTCATGCCATGACCTATCCCAATACTTGTGATATTTACCTTCTGCAAAGACACCAAAACTTTTGTTGAATCTTTTACCAAATATAAGGCCCCCAGAGTAATCGACCCATTGACCACTGTTTACAAACCGATGGTAAGAGTATTCACCATCGGTGTCAAGATGATATGGAATCAAGTTGCCCCAAGTGTGTACCCAGAAGTCCTTTGTGAAGTGATAGTAATCGAAACCCAACACAATTGAATGAACCCACTGGTTCCTCAGATCGCCCCTCTTTTTATCTACGTAGTCCTTCAAGACCTCGGGGATGACAACCTCCTCCCAAACGTCGTAGCTGTTTGCGACGACTTCCCCATCTGGATTGAAGAACTGTCCAGTGTTGACATCTATATTATACCCTTCTTGTATAGCGAGTGAGGTGAAGTGCAACTGATTGTTGTCCAAGACCCACTCATTAAGTGGGTCGTATCCGTAGGGCTCAGACAATCTCTGCATGATGCCTGCGTTGAGTGAAAGCTTACCAACCTTCGCCCGAAATCTTTCGGAGGCTTCGAAGTATCGGACATCAGCAAAACCATCCTGCAAGAACTCTACCTTGGCAATCCATTGATCGGCTACATACCTGAGGAAATGGTCTTGATCGAGATAGTTGATGCCCTGCTGTCTTCTGTAGTCACCTTCAAACAGAAACTCAAAGCCACTAACCTTACCAATGGTAGCAGCATCACCGTAGGATTTCTCTGTCCCATTGTAGAATGTGTTGGCCCTGTTCTCGTATCCAAAGCGGGCAATCTTTCTGATGCCCGCTGTCAAAGAGTAATCGAAAGGCGTCTCTACTATGTCAGTTTGCAAGCCATTGCCTACAGAAAAAACCTCTGCGTCAGACAGTGAGTTACCTCCGCTGAAAGCTGTGTAGAACGTGGCGAACTTCAAAGCCTTCTTGATCGACTGTCCCGATGCAGTGATCGAAAAACAAATTAACAAGATGGTGGTGATGTACTTCATTGTCTTACGATTCTTTCTTTTGTAATCCTACCTTGATAGCTAGCCATGATGACATAGACCCCTGGAGATGGGAGATCGATTCGAGTGTCCTGTGTCTCCACCACCTTCTTGCCTGATGCATCGTAGATGGTAATCACTGTGCCTGTGGGTGCCTCTACGTTGATGATGTTTTCAGTAGGGTTTGGGAAGAAGTAAGTCATCTCCCTTACATCCGAGGTGATGGAAGACACCTGACCTGCACAGTATTCGTACTGACTGATGCACACCGCATCCCATCCCACCTCGCAGCAGTAGGGGTCAACCTCAATCACCCACGAGTAGCAGTAGTCGTTGGCCCAGTATGGCTCACCTGGACCAGTGATGCATCCAGCGTCGTACAGACACTCTTCGTTGTTGGGTACGTTAGCGTACACGTTGTAGTTGGCAGCGTCAGGGTCCATACACCCAGGCATAGGCAACTCACAGCTTCCATTGTTGGTGTTGGCCATCGGGTCGTAGTTGATCGCCTCGGGAATGGTGCATCCGTAGATGAACTCAACGCAACTGTTGTTCTCTGTGTTGGCCAGCTCGTTGTAGTTGAACATGGTGGGGTCAGTACACCCAAACACAACTTCCTCGCACTCTGCTGGATCTGTGGCCGACTCGTTGTAGTTGTATGCTGTTGGGTCTTGACAACCCACCACCTCAAGCTCGTCACACACCCCGTCGCCATCGGCGTCGTTGATACACTCGTTGTCGCATCCGTAGTGCTCGATCGGGAAGGTGCAGTCACCGTCTACGTTTGCCTCGGGGTCGTAGTTGCAGGCGAAGCTAAGCGTGCAGCCCTCGATACCAGCCTCGCAGAAGTCTCCGCATACAGGCACGCCGTCGTACTTAAATGGGAACTTCTTGATGGCATCGGACCACGGGTTGGTCCCGCCCTCCATGAACACACCGCTTGGCCCGTCGAAGTAGAACCCGCATTGGGATGCGGTTGTCTCTGCGTTACCCTGCGTAAAGAACATGACCCTGACTGCTTCTCCAGAGTACAGAGGGATCTGAATCTCTTTCTCAAACTCGTCGCTAGGGTACATGGTAAACGGACCCCAGATCTCGTCGCCCTGCTGCACTCCAACCCAGCTACCGAACCAACCATCTCCTGCTCCGTCCGTAAGTGTCAGAGTAAAGTCACAGTTGTCTTCTGTCTCCAGTGTATTGGCATCCTCATTGAAGTTAATTGCTTGAGGATCAGTGCATCCCAGTATCACCTCTGTCTGACAGCTGCCGTCATCGATCACGGCACTGGGATCGTACTCTGTAAACCACGAGTCGGTGCATCCCTGAGGGATGGGCGGGAAGCATGGGTCGATCACGATAGTATCACTTGATGCTACTTCGTACTGCGTAGTATCACCCACGTAGTACAGCGTCTCTCCACACAGGTTGGAAACAAGCAGGTTCCCATCTACTCCTCCATAGCAGCTGCCGCACATACCATCTCCGAAGCTGTCGTACACGTCCACCCTGAACTCCGAACCAACAGGTAGGCACACAGCCTCTACAACGGGAGCGCCTACAATAGAATAGCCTGACCCCTCAGCAACCACTTCACCGTCTGGGACTGTGACTAGATCCCAGCTGATCTCAGCTGCATAAGTGTCAGGCGTAACTGTTACAAGGATGTTGTTGTATCCTTCTTCGCATTGTACGGGAGGGAAGTCGCAAGGTGCAGGAGCGTTGGCCCAGGGGTGATAGTTGATAGCACCCGCTTGCATACATCCAAAGATGGGTGGTGGACAGGCAAGAACCTCGAAGGGGACGGTCATCTCTGACGCACTGAAGTCATACACCGTGGTGTCTAACTCACAGGTGTTGATCGAAAACCAGCCCTCCCCGAAGCCACAGCAGATGCCATCGCCAAAAGAATCGTAGATGGTAAAGGTGTACTCACCAAGAGGCAGTGGAAGGAACGCCTCGACATACGGATACTCTCCCTGCAAAGGCGCTGAACCTGCAACGATGGCGTCGCTTGAGTCTCTAATAAGCCACGTCGTTTCTTCCCCGTATGCGTCCCCTTGGATGGAGATGGACACCCAGCCCTCCTGTGCTGTTGCAAACAGAGGGAGTAAAAGAAGAGGTAGGAATCTCATGAGTCGAGGTGTGAAAACTTCTCTTGAACGACGAAGCTTGGACAAGCCTTGTTCGAGTATTCATTGTGTCCGTGGATGGAGATGTCTTTCCCAAAAAGACATCTCACACCGTTTACGATTTCTTCAAAGGCGCAAGCCTGATCCTCCGACATCGTGTCTTTGGGAAGCATACCCTCATCGCATCCTCCGATGTAGCATACGCCCACTGTTGTTTTGTTGTGGCCTTTGACGTGAGCACCCGCCTTGTCGATAGGTCGGCCCAACTCCACACTGCCATCAAGTCTGATGACGTAGTGGTATCCAATGTCAGCCCAACCGTTTCCGTTGACGTGCCAATCACGGATCGTTTCTACGCTGTAGTCTTTGCCCTCGGGTGTAGCCGAGCAGTGCAATACAATTCTGTCAATGTTTCTCATGGTGTAGCAAATGCTTTTTCTGTTAGAATAGATTCGAGACCTGCCTCAGATTTAATGCCTAAGTAAAAGAAAGCAAAATTAAAGTATGCGTTGTACTCTTCCTCGGTCATCTCCCTCTCTTTGGCCTTGAGAACAGAGGCGATTTTCTTAGAGCTTTCTTTGGACAATCTACGCATCTCGTTCGCATGCTGACTGTATTGTTCAGGCATGATGTTTTGCAACAGCTTCTCAGCTACAGCGGGCTTCAAAGCAGACTTGAACTTTGAGACGCTGATGTTTTTGTCTAGCGTTGTCAAGTCGCTTTCTGCTTGCATCTTCAAGATACGCATGAGCTTGTCAACACCTATGTCTTCGCCAGCTTCAAGGTAAGCTTGAAGCTCTGGGTCGTCACTGAAAGCTTGTGTCACAAACTCGTATGCCGCAGCCTCTTCCTCACTGGTCAGCGATCTATTCATAGGCATGTCGTCCATAGCCTTGGCAAAGTAGTCCAACTCTTTGACACCCAAGCCCACAAGGTTAGCTCCGTGTAGTGTTGCCCTCAAGACCGTGCTGATCTGCATGTGCTCTTGATCTTCAGGTCTCACAAACCTTTCGCTTCCTGAGTTGGTCGTATACGACTTACCATCTCTCTTCAGTCGATCAATTGATGTCGTGATGTCTCTGAACTTTTGTCCCGCTGGCCCTGTCAACCCAAGCAAAGTGTACAAAGCTCTAGCCCCTGGCTCTTTTTCATTCTTTGCCATGTCCGCATAGCTGTCTCCATAAGTTGGGACAGCACCACCATACTTTTTGAACAAGGCAAACTTGTCTTCTTTTTCGAGTCCAGGGATGTCGTAGTCCGCTTCGTTGAAGAACAAGTGGTAGTTAAAGGCATCTCGAACATTGTCGTCAACCATACCTATAGATGGAACGGGAAGAGCATCAACCGCAGCACTCACACCAGACTCTTTCAACATTTGAACTGCATCAAACTCCTTCTCTTCGTCATCATCATCACCCATCGCTTGTTTGACAATCTCGTTGAAGAGTGCCATCGTCATTTTAGATGCGATGTGGAAGGCAAACAAGGACGACATGGTTGCAGCAAAACCTCTGAGTCCATCCTTTCTTGCTTGTGCATCTACACCCATAAGAAGTCTTCCCACATCCGATGTCAACGACCTCTTTGTGTTGATCGCAAAACTTTGATACGGGAAGAACGCTTGCATCAAGCTTCGACCAGCACCACCATCTCTTTTGTAAATGGCTGCTGCCATTCGAGCACTTGAAGTGTTCTGATCTTTTTCAAGCATGTTGTCGGCATACGCCAAGGCTTCTGCATTGGGATTGGCTGCTTCGTTCGTCCAATCAATATCAGATGCGCTCGTCACAACACCCTGTTCAATTAAGAAGTCAGCGTAGTAAGCAAAGAAAGAAGCAACAGCAACCGCCTTATCCGTTGTAGTCAAAGCCCACAAAGACTTGTTTGTGAACGTGTCTCTCAACCGTCGCATTCTAGACCTGTCAAAGTTTGTGTTGCCTTGGAACGGGTCGATGTTTCCTGCACGGTAGTCTCTCAAAAATGCTGCACTTCTTTTGAGCAACTCGAACTTGTCTCCAGGAAGCTTAACAGTAGGATCGCTCAAGACCTTACGCTTGCCCTCAATATCTGTCCCGACAAATGTCAATGCAAGGATGCTTGCGGACTCTTGCATGAAATACATCATGGAGCTGATGCTCCGCATATTCATGAATGTCGCCAAGCCGACGGTGCCCTGTTTGACAACCTGAACAAAAATCGATCCGAATGCACCAACAACCGCCGCAGCACGCAAGGATTCGATGGGGTTCAACAATGCCTTACCGCCAACACGAACACGACTGCGGAAGATAAACGGTTCGCTTTGTGTTTCAACCTGCAAGAAATCCCTGACGTATTGCTTGAGCTGACCACCAGCTTCGTCTTTTACCAAGTTGCCAAACGCTTCCGTTCCAAACGCATACTCCATCGCAAGGATGTCCCCCAAAGCTGTAGTAATCAACGCATTCTCCCTCAGGGTGTTGTGGTTGATGTCGATGAAATTCAATCCCAAGATTGCTTCACCACCCACAGCCCTTTGCTCTCTCTCGAAAGTTGCACCAGGAGTTTTCTGTACCCCACCTTTTGATGAGGCTTGCATCCTGCTAACCAATGCATTGCGCAAGGCCATGACAGATTCTACATCCTCATCTTTTGAAGTTTTTCTAACCTGGAATGGCGTGTAGTTGTCGAGGACGCCAAGCTCTTTCCCAAGAAATCTTTCTGCAAAGATTTCCAAGTCGGGCCTAGCTCGTTCGTGCAGATCGACCATAAAGTCCACCATCTCTACAACCTCAGGGCGCCCTGTCTGCACACGGTTTTGCAACGCCTCTAGCGTTGCTTCTCCTGTAAACAAGAAGTCAAAAGCTTCTTTGAACTGGTCGATCGTTTCTTGAACAGCACTTTCATTTTGCTCTATGTCCTCGATTGTAGCTTGCATAGAATCACGCAAGGCTTTATACCATGCCGCTTGCTTTTCTGCAAGACGCTGCTCAAAATCCTCTTGCGTCCTAGAGGCAGCACGAGCCTCTTCAACAAACTCTTTTGGCATCTGACGAGACATGCTGTATATCTGCGACAGTGCTTGACTTAGCTTCGACGTAATGTCTGTTTTGCCCTTGAGAGAAAACTTCTTGTTGATCTCGTCAATCTTCTCTTGCAGTGCGTTGGCAGTTTCCAAGTGCCTTTGTTCAAAAGCATTGATAGCCATGATCACGTCTTGCAATCCGATCGCCACCTTGATTCGAGCAATGTCTCTGTTGCTCACACGGAAAAGATTCCTAAGCAGACTAGACAAGTTATCCAACACACCAAGAACGGCTGTTCGCTTTGACGAAATACCTCTTTCTGTCAGTTTCGTGATCTTATCGGCGTAATTGATGCGCCCCTTGGTGAGTGCAGCCAAGTATCCGAGTCCAAAAGTTCTGCCATTGACGAGGTAGTCATTGAGCTTGTACTCGATCGCCAAGAGGTGGTGCTTCTCAAGCTTGTCTAATCTTTTACGAACTTTGTTAAAGACCTCGTCGTCTTCAATGTTGGCGTTTTGAGGCAAGCCCATGATCAAGCGGAACCCTGGGTCGGCAAGGATAGCCTCAGCATTGAAAAGCATCAGAGGCATAATGCCTTCGTCAATGATCAAAGATTTCTTTAGATCAACCAGTGCCTTCTCCTCTTTGGCCAACTCCAAGTAGATGGTCTCGAGATCGTCAACATTACGTGGGTCAAGACCCAGCTTTTCCGCCATCTTGTTGACTCTCTTCTGCGTGGCACTAAGCCTGCTCTCGAAGAACTTCTTTAAGATAGCTTCGTACTCCTCTTCAAAGGTGGTCTCTTCGCCCTTCAAAAGCTTACGCTCTACGGCTCTCTCGGCCTTAGCCCGTAGCTGCGCCTGTTGCTGCGCTTGCTCGATTGCTTTGAATGCATCGAGCTGCGCCTGCAATCCTTTGACCTCATTCAACTGAGTGGCATCGAACACAAGGTTGCCCTCCTCATCCTTGGCAAACCGTCCACGGCGCATGTTGTTGTTGACCGTGTTGAGCAAGTTCATGAACGCCTCAAGCTCCTCCAAAGGAATCAAGGACGCCTTGATGCGGGACAAGGCTAATGCAAGATCAGCGTATGTCGTGAAGTCCCGTTGCTTTGACTTTCTCTTCAACGTGCTTTGGAACTGACGAATAGTCTGCAAGTTTTTGAGGTGCCTCTCCATAGCACCCCTGGCATCTTGCTCATCAAAGATGGCAGCCAACTTATCCAGGTGCGCATCGATGTACTCTAACTCGTTGCCCTTCAACTTCTTAGCTGACGAACGAGACAGCTGAGACATGACCTTGAAAAACTCTGTCAGTTGCTTTACGGTGAACACCTTGGATGCGCCTTTGTCCTTGGCCATCCGATCTTTGATAAGCTTGCGTGCCTCACGGATAAACTGCTGCACCGTAGACACTTTGTTTTTCAAAGCGTCCAGCTCCTCTCTCAGTTTCTTTGCCTCGGTAGATAGCTTGTTCTTTTCTCTTCTAATCTTAGAGACAACCTTGCCTTGCTCCGTGCGCCCGACTCTTCGGCCCCGAGCAAACTGTACTGCCTTCTTGTATGTTTCCTCAGCGTCCTTTTTGCTCATGCCAGAATCCTCTAGCACCTTCAAGACTTCTTCTTTCTTGGGCTTGAACAGTCGTATCTGATCGGTCTTTTCAAGAACGAGCTTTTTCTTTTTGCCTCGACCCACCTGCTTGAGTGTAAAGCCTGGCTCAGTCATGATATCCGCCACAGTGCTTACGATGCCCTGACGTTTCGTGACAGACTCAACAGTGGTGTCTGCATCGGACAGAGACTCGATGCTGTTGCGGATCAAATCAATCTGGCTCTCAGAGAACACACCCCCTACGTCGCCAGCAATCGTTTTGATCAGGGCTGGCTTGGACAGAGCTGCGATATCTGCGCCCGCCTTGGCCAGTTGCTGTACGATTTCTGTCGGCACGATGTCAACGACATTGAACAGCGAGGTAGGTGTACCTACAAACTTGCCCAGGATAGAGTGCTGATAGGTGTCGTGAGCGTCAGAGTCCTCTTGTATACCCGTAGGCTCCAACACGCCTACGATGTCACCCGTTTGGGCATCAATCTTTTCAAGGTATTCGTCTCTAAGCAGTCGATTGAAGACATCCTGCTTTGGCACGCCAAGCTCGTCGTGCAAGAACGTATGAAACTCAAGGGATGGCTTGACGCCCATGCCTTGGTGCAGCATGTTCTGCACAAATGTTTTGCGTGATGGGTGATCGACAACGTCTTTGCCTCGGCTGTTCAAAGCCTTGAGCACGCCCATCCACTTCTTTGTTTCTGTCTTGGTCTTCAGGAGAGAGTTTGTGATTTGCACAAACTCATCAAACGACCCCTCTACAATCTCGACGCCACCAAAGGTCTTGCCGATATTTCTTTTCATCCCAGCTTCGATCTCCTGGATCAACACCTTGGACGTACCCTTGGAGAAGTTGTGTGCCGACTTGGGTGAGCCAGACATCAGGAAGATGTAGTCAGCTCGACCAACCCTGTCATTCAATGTCTTGGGAGACAAGCCTGATGCCCACACCACATCGTTGTCTTGGTTTTGCTGGTCGGTACTAAATCCGATGCCTCCCAAAACCTGTGCTTCAACGCCCGTATCAGGGTTGCTGTACGTGCCTCTCTTCAACTGGTCAGCCATCCACACCCATACGACAGGGTTGCGATTGTTCTCAGCCTTGAAGTCAGACAAGAGACTGGCAATGTCTACCGTGGGTTGGTTGGCCATGTAGGTTCCTGCCACATTGATGGCTTGCTTCTTGGCCTGGACTTGGGCGGGATCAACAGGAAGCCCCTCTTCAGTGACAGATTCTTGCGAGTCCAACCCTGGCTGCACACTGTTGCCGTCCTCATCTACTTGAGCTTCAAGTACCGCACCCTCCTCTTCGTCGATGGCTGTTGGGCCCTCTTGCAATCTTAAACCAGCTTCGATAATCGCTTCGGTGTCGGCTACAGCCTCACCCCTAGCCATCGCTTGGGTAGCGGCGTCGATGGCTGCGACAACGGCCTTGAGCTTTGGGTCTTTGAAAGAAGTGCCAAAGGTGCGAGACACAAACTCCTTGAGCCCTGAGATCAAGCCCGCCTTGAAATCAATACTCAATGTGCCCGATGTAATCAACGACTTGATCTCTGTCAAGAGCTCGTCTGCCGCAGTATCGTTTTCCGCAACGATTTGCATCAGAAGCTTTCTCTGCATAGCAGGGTCTGCCTCAGCCAAAGCAAGGACTGATCGTTGCTCTTCAGGCAGGTATGCCGCAATGAATCTAGAGAACACATCGATGTTGGGAATCAGACGTGCCAGCGTTGCAGCAAGACGTCTGGTGCCTGCCTTGGTATCCTCTTGATTTTCGTTCTGCAAGGTGGCCTGGTGGAACGCTTCGTGGTATGGCGTGTTGGCCTCTAGTGCAGGCAAGAACAAATGCACCTCGGCGCTTTGCACTGTCCCGTCGTCCTTTCTCTTGTACACCACATGCACACCTCTAGCAAAACGCTCCCCTGTAGCTTTTTCATACGCTTTCGTGGTGCCGTGCAGAAACACCTTGCCACCTGTCCCAGCTTCAGTAACTGTAGCAATAATGTTCTTGATGTTTTGCAGTCCACGAATGATCTGCTCTCTATTTGAGAAGCGGGTGGTTACAATTTTACCTGAGGCGATGATTCTGTCGATGACAGAGCCAGCATTTTCTGACGTCAGTTCAACACTATTGCCCCTACCAACCCTACCGTATTCAGTGATATCTGGGTCAGTAGAGCCCACCTCTCTGATG